AAATGGATAGTTAGAAGTAAGTTTAATGCAATAAAACAAAAGTAAAATGTGCAAGAGAAAACCAAAACCCACAATCAAAGTTGAGTTAACCCACGATGAGTTATGGCTCATCTATATGAGTGTAGAACACAACATCACAAGACGTTGGGATTCAAACACAGACAAAAGGTTGAAGAAACTAATGGCGAAAGCCGAAGACAAAGGAAAAGAATTGAGAGGTTGGTAAAAATAAATTTGGATATGTCGATTCTTTGTCGTATCTTTGTCTAAATCAAATGTTAAATCAGAGTTCTGTGTCTTCAAAGACACTGCTCATAAATCAAATCACTTATGTGTATAGGTCAGCTATCACAAATCAAAAGAGTATCAGTTGCTCAACACAGACAGACCATACATTGCACACTTCAGATATGCAACGGTTGGTAAAATCTGCAAGGCAAACACACACCCATTTGTGTGTGGCAACAATCAAGATGAGTTGTTGATGATGAACGGTACGGTCAGAGGTTACGGTAACGAGAATATGACAGACACCGAAGACTTGGCAATCAAGTTGGGTCGTACACCACGACATACTTGGAAACAATCATTGGCAAAGTTCGATGCAAGATTTGTTGCAATCAATACTCGCACCCGTTCATTTCAAATCTTCAACAAGCACCTGTACACGTACAAGGATGGAGTTTGGTACTCCAAAGACAACGTGTTGCAAACCAATGTTGTTGCGGTGTATGGCACACTGAAGAAAGGATTCGGTAACTACTACTCGTACCTAACTAATTCAAAACATCTTGGTCGAGGCAAGACCAAAGACAAGTACCCGTTGGTAGTCAGTGGGTTACCTTACCTTATCGAAAAGAAAGGGAAGGGTACGAATGTGGTGGTCGATGTATTCAAGGTCAACAATACCACGTTCAAGAAACTTGATGCACTTGAGTCTCATCCACGTTGGTATGTACGAAAGCAAGTTCCTATCCGTTTGAACGGCAAGACAATTACGGCTTGGATTTATTTCAATCCGTCTGCGGAAAACAAATGGGATGGAAAGAATCACGTTGAGTCTTTCGAAAGGAAACCAATACTCCCGACAAGAGAGTTCACCTTTGAGCCGCAGCAAGAAGTTGAACCTACGTGCAGCCAATTATCATTCTACGATGAGTTCCACGACAAAGAGTTTGGCGATGAGACTCCTATCTGCATAGATTGTTTTCACGATTTAGACTACGATGATTTTGCAAACTATCACTGCAATGGATGTGATGCTTGGTTTACAGAGGAAGAAGTGCAACACTTTCAAAAGTAAACCACAGGCAGTGTCTTCAAAGACACTGCTCTGTTCACGGATGTGTGTCCGTGCTGATGAAGTCAAAAGACAGAAACAGAAACTTAAAATTTAATACGATGGCAATACATTTAACTAAAGATAATTTTGTTTGGCTCGATGTGACAGACCAAATGAAATACGGAATGAAAAAGATTGAAGAGATATGGCTCGGTCACGAGTTGTATGCAGTACACGATGATGATACAGACTCGCTTATAGAATCACACGAAGAGATAGAAGAGGCAGTCAAGTTGGGTCTGAAGATATGTATCGAAGTTGGATACCTACCAAAAAAGGACAAACCCAAATGGTGGAGTAAAGCCAACAAGAAAATTATTGATGGACATTGGTGGGTAAAAATATCTGATGTAAAATTTGGATAGTTCCATTTAATGTACTATATTTGAACAAACATTAAACTTTAAATACAATCAAAATGAAAGTAAAAATTCAACAACGGAGTGTCTACCACAAATTTGCGGAGGTAGAAGTAGAAGTACCAAACAATTTAACGGAGGAGCAAGTGCTTGATTATCTATGGGAGAACGAAGATATCTACGTGGATAAGATAGATACTGCAATGAGTGAAGCTAACTTTGAGTATGGCAGTGGAGTAGATGATTACAATGGAATGAACGAACCCGAGTCAGTATCAGAGTGGAGATTCGAGTGTGACCATTTGAAGATTGGAGGTCACCTATGAGAATCAAAGCATGGAATTTAGAAGTTCAATACGAGGATGGCACGACTGAAAAGTTGGGCAACCTACCTACGTATTTAATTAGGTCTATTAATAGTTTTCTTGATGAAGTTGAAGAGGAAACAGAACAAGCAGAACAATGGCAAGACTTATAAAAGCGGATGGAAAGACAATCGATAACTACGAATGTGCAGGACTTGAAGCCAAGCAGAAAGCAGTCGGAGGATACATCGAACCTGTGTACACAAGTCAGTGGGTAATACTTGTGAACGAGGAAGGACACTTACAAAACTTACCCTTGAACATTGAGGTCTCTGCTCTTTGTGGTCGTGTACTTGTAGGCGATGCATTAGTAATGACACACCAAGAGTGGGCATCAGAAAATTAAATCAAAATGAAATCAGTTTATTTACTTGAGGCAACACAAGAAAAAATGCGACCCAAACCCGACACCAATTACATCCAAAGGATGCAACAGTTGGCAGACAAGGATGAGGAGTTTACATTCAGTGTCTTCAAAGACACAGGAAGATTGATGCGTTGGTATGATTACAAAGATATCAATCCCAACGTCAGACTACACGATGACTGCGTGGATGTAATGCTATATTTAGGCAATGCGTTCATTCAATTGTTGAAGAACGGAACGTGGTACACCCACGATAAGCAAAGTAAGAACATCAAAGATGTGGAGAAACATTTATTTGATGGAAAGTTTATTGTGAAATAATTGCACAATAAATAAACAATGAGTATATTTACTAATTCAAAATCAAACATTATGGCAAAGTCAAAACAGATGTTCAACGCAATGCGTGAACAGGAGGAGCAAGACAACACTTTTTTAGATGACCAATATCGTTTCAATCAGTGGATGGCTCGACTCGAGCAGGAAGAGAATCACAAATCAAGTAACGCAGTAGATGTGCTGAACAATTTATTCAAAGAGTTCGGTAAAATCTATTCACCTAAAAATTAAATATGAAGAAGGGAATTTTCAATGAATATGTAGACAGGGTTCTACGTACATTCGGTATAGAAAAAGAAGAGTTGTTCACCAAATCAAAACGAAGAGACTTGGTTGATGCAAGACATCTTCTTTACTACTTGTGCTACCACAGACCAATGCAAATCAGATACATTCAAGAGTATATGAGAGAGAATGGATACGAGGTAGGACATTCAACAATCATTCACGGAATCGAACAGGTATCAGACAAGGTATCAGAAGATATGGACTATGACACAATTTGCAGAGAACTATCTTAAGTATTCAATGGATGATATAATGCATCAAGCATTGACCGATGAGTTTTCTGTGGTCTTGGATGGCGATGGATACGAGGCGAGGTTGTTGTATGGATGCAAGATATCAAGGGACTACGAGACGAAGGAGGTAACAATCCAAAACACAACACGTGCAGGGGATTGGTACACACCTGTTAGCGATGATGACTTATATATTTTTCTACAAAAAGGTTGGAGAATTGGAGTGTATGAATTATCTTTGTCTAACTATCGTTTAAAACTTGATAAGGTCGAGGAGTCAATCAAGCGAGAAGTAAACGGGAGAAAGAATCCCAAACAAATCCAATCGTTAAAGAATGCTCGACAGAATATTATGAATCGATATAGTAAAATAAAATATAAATTAAATCAAATATCAAATGGCTAAATTAAAAACCGTAAACATCAAGGGTAAAGAGTACGTTGAAGTAAACGAGAGACTCATCTATTTTAGAAAGACTTACCCAAACTATTCTTTGACATCAGAAGTGTTAGAGAAGACAGACAAATCAATACTTATTCTCGCTACCATTTCAGATGACAATGGCAGGGTTATATCTACAGGTATGGCTGAAGAAGAGAAAGGAAGTACATTCATTAACAAGACATCGTATGTAGAGAACTGCGAGACATCAGCGTGGGGTAGAGCGTTAGCAAACTTTGGTATCGGACTTGATACATCAGTTGCCTCAGCAGATGAAGTGCAGAATGCTATTGCAAATCAAGACAAAGTGTCTTCAAAGACACCAAGTAAAATCAAATTAGAAATTGGCGATGACAATTGGGAAAAGGTAATGAAGTGGGTGGTTGCAAACAAAGACAAAGGTCTTACTGCAATCGTCAAGACATTACAACAAAAGTATTCTATCCCGAATCTTGTCAAGGCAGAACTTAAAAAGAATATCTAATGGCAAAGACAATCAAACATCAAGACATCATCTCCAAGTTGCGAGATGATGAGGAATACTACAACGGTATAGGTAGACAATACCTTTCCAATTCAGACATCGGAACCTTGCTTAAGAATCCAAAAGACTTTGGGACCAAGCGAGAAGACTCCAAAGAGTTTGCAATGGGAAGATACTTTCACCAATTATTTTTAGAACCAAGTAAGGCAGAGGAGTGGGACTTTATAGATGTTGCATCACGTAACACGAAGAAGTACAAGGAGTATGTTGCAGAGTTACAAGCTAACAGTAGCAGACCAAGAGACTTTGCTTTACTACAAAGAGAAAAGGATGAGGTTGAGCGATGGGTTGAAGCAGTCAAAACTAACTTTGATTTTTTTAACTACATTTACGATGACAAAAATGCATACGAAGTACCTGCAGTAGCAGAGATTTGCGGAGAGCAATGGAAGGGTAAGGCAGATATCGTAGGCAAAGATTTTCTTTTCGACCTGAAAACGACAAGCAACATTAATGATTTTCGTTGGAATTTTCGTAAGTATAATTACGATAGTCAGGCATATATCTATTCTACTTTATTTAACAAGCCGATGATGTTCCTCGTCATAGACAAGACAAGTCTAATGATGGGTGCTTACACTGTGAGTGAGGAAAGTTTAGGCAGGGGAAAAGAGAAAGTGGAGAGAGCAGTAGAAATTTACCGAAAGTTTTTTGGGGATAATCCTACTGATGATATTAACCAATACTATTTCTATGAAGAAATTTAAAAACCTAATAGTGTCTTTGAAGACACGACTATTTAAAAAGAAACGAGTACACGTAGTGGAAGTTCCAAACACTTGCGAAACTCGTGCCGAGAAAAAACAAATAATCAAGGCGACCTTAAAATTTTTGGAACAGAACATTGTAATATTATAACTATGGCACAAGAAGAAAAAGTGTTTGCAGATGGGTTCTCTTTCAAGCGAAGAGACAATGCTCCCGACTTTGTAGTCGGAAGAGTATCAGTAAAATGTGATGATGCAGTTTCATTTATGAAGAAACATCAGAAGAATGGATGGATAAATCTAAATATCAACCAAGCTAAATCAGGTAGCTACTACGTAGAACTTGACACATTTGTACCTGAGAAAAGAACTGAGAATGTAGGTACTCCGAAAACGGAGGAAGTAGACCTACCATTCTAAGTGTGTTTTAATCATTTGTAATGGGGAGGGTTTCGGCTCTCCCCTTTTTTGACCTATGAATGCTAAGTTAATTGACTACATATTGTTTTTATTTCTTATTTCTATTTTATTTTTTTTTCTTATACGATAGAAAAAAGTTAACATAATAAGCAAGTCGTTGATACTCAGCGAGAAAGACAACATAAAGTCGACATAAAGTCGACATAATTAAATCAAATATGACATCAAAGATTACTATATTCAGAAACATTAAAGAGACAGATGCTCCTTTTCACAGAGAGGTAGAGCATATCTTAGAGCGTATCAAGAACGGTGCGTCAAAGGATTTGGTAAAGCGAATCCGTAAAGAGCAACGCAAGGCAGAGCGTAATGAACTAAAGAAACAACTCCCGGCAATATGTTTTAGCGGAGTCTTCACCAAGCGTAACGACAACTCTATTCAAGAACATTCAGGACTAATATGTTTAGACTTCGATGGGTATGAGAAGAGTAAGGATATGTTACAAGACAAGGAGAACATTACTAAATCTCCTTACACCTATTCAGTATTCATATCTCCATCAGGACAAGGACTAAAAGTTTTAGTCAAGATACCACAGGATGTAGACAACCACGTGAACTACTTCAATAGTCTACAGAAACATTACAACAATAGTAAGTTTGACGTAACGTGTAAAAACGTATCACGTGTATGCTATGAATCTTATGACCCACTAATCTATGTCAACGAGAACTCATCGTTGTGGGACAAGATTGAAGAGAGGGAGTACGAAGAGAAACATCAGTATAGAGATGCTCCTACTATACCAATCACAGACGAGAATAAAATCGTAGAGATACTTGTCAAGTGGTGGACCAAGAAGTATCCAATGGTGGAGGGACAACGTAACAACAACTGCTACGTTCTTGCTTCAGCATTCAACGACTTTGGAATAAACAAATCGTTGGCAGGTTATGTAATGAGTAACTACAAGACTCAAGACTTTAACGATACAGAGATACAAAGAACCATAGACTCAGCGTATTCAAACTCTGCAAACTTCGGAACTAAATACTATGAAGATGAGGAGCGTGTTCAGAATCTAAAGATTAAACTAAAGCGTGGTGCATCAAAAAAAGAACTTCGTTCTCAACTCGAAAACGAGTCTCAGTTAGAGAGCGATGTAATAGAGGCAGTGCTTACACGTATAGATGAAGAGGCACAAGAGACTCAGTTTTGGACAAAGACAGAAAAAGGTGTGGTGCAAATCATCCACATACTATTTAAACAATTCTTAGAAGACAATGGATTCTACAAGTATTGTCCTGAAGGAAGTAAGAACTATGTCTTTGTCAAGGTAACCAACAACCTAATAGACCACACAGATGAGAAAGAGATAAAGGATTTTATCTTGAATCATTTGATAGAGATTGATGACTTAAGTATCTACAATCATTTTGCAGACAAGGTTAGATATTTCAAAGAAGACTTTCTAACTCTGCTATCAACGATTGATATATACTTTATTGAAGATAGTAAGGATACATCTTACCTGTACTACAGAAACTGTGCAGTCAAGATAACCAAAGATGAAATGGTAATGATTGACTACATAGATTTAGGTGGGTATGTTTGGAAAGACCACGTGATAGATAGGAACTTTACAAAGTGTGATGCAGACACAGATTATAAAAAATTTATATCAAACATCTGCAAGAGTGAGGAAGACCGAGTGTCTTCTATGGAATCAACGATAGGTTTCCTAATGCACGGTCACAAGAACTTATCATTTTGCCCTGCCGTTATTTTAAATGATGAGGTAATATCAGACAACCCCGAAGGTGGTACAGGTAAAGGTATCTTTATGAATGCATTGAGTCAGATGAAGAAAGTAGTTACCATTGATGGTAAGTCTTTTAATTTTGAGCGTTCATTTGCATACCAACTTGTGAGTGCAGATACACAGATACTTGTGTTCGATGATGTAAGAAAACATTTTGACTTCGAAAGATTGTTCTCCGTTGTAACCGAAGGACTTACACTTGAAAAGAAAAACAAAGATGCAATCAAGATACCATTTGAAAAGTCTCCGAAGATAGCCATCACTACGAACTACGCAATCAAAGGGAGCGGTAATTCTTTTGCGAGACGAAAGTGGGAACTTGAATTACATCAACACTATAATAAAAACTTCACACCATTAGATGAGTTTAACAAACTATTCTTTGGCGATTGGAATGATGATGAGTGGTGTGCGTTTGACAACTATATGATTGGATGTTTGCAAGGATACCTCAACACAGGATTGGTTGAAAGTAAATTTGTAAATTTAAAGATACGACAACTATCAGCCGAGACTTCACACGACTTCATCGAATGGTGTGGACTTATCAATGGTAGTGAATCTAATCCTATGCTTGTGAGAGATACTAAAATTAATTTACAATCTGCTTACTTAGATTTCATCGAACAGTATCCCGACTATGCACCAAAAGCAAAGCTAACGATAAGCCGTATACGATTTAATAAATGGATGTCAGCTTACGCAGTCTTCTTATCAGGTGCTTCACCACAAGAGGGAAGAGATATGTCAGGAAGATGGATGAGAATCAAGAGACAAGATGAAACAACTACCCAAACAAAATTTAATGTCTGAGATAAATAAAGCAATGATAAACTCTTTGAATGTTTTGACAGGACACAAAACAGTAGAAGAACTAATAATAGAAGATGATGGGTTCTTCATTTTCAATCCCGAAGAACCTGTGTCTTCAAAGACACTTGATGATTTGCTTTATTACTTTACAAAGATGGAAGATTATGAGCGGTGTATTGAAGTTAAAAAACTAATAGACGATGGCAGTATTATTGGAAGAGACACGAGGATTCAATGATTGTGAACACCTCAAAGAACTACATCATCTTAGAGCAGTGATGTTCAAGACTCGTGATGTAAAAGTAGGCAGAGGAAAAAAGGCATTCACCAAAAAAGAGTTTGTCTATGACACAGATGATGACCGTGAAGTAAGAGAAAATATAATGTATTCAATTAAAATTTTTAAAGATAGATGTTCAGATATAGAAAGTACCAATGGGAAATAATAGATAAGGCGGTTGAGATTTGCACGAAACATAATTTCGTGTACTTAGCAATGGAGGTCCGCACCGGCAAGACGCTTACAAGTCTTGGGATAGCACAAGCGTTGGGGTGTAGAAATGTTTTATTTGTTACAAAGAAGAAAGCCATTAGTAGTATTCAATCTGATTATGAATTACTTAACCCATCGTATGGATTTAGAGTTATCAATTACGAATCATTACACAAGGTAGACCACCTTGATTATGAAATGATTATCGTGGATGAAGCTCATACACTTGGAGCTTTTCCTAAGCCATCCAAGAGAGCAAAAGATGTGGGAGAACTTATAAAGAAGTACAACCCATATGTTTGTTTGATGTCAGGAACCCCAACACCTGAGAGTTACAGTCAGATGTATCATCAGGTGTATGGGATTCCAAATAATCCTTTCAAAGAACACAAATCTTTCTACAAGTTTGCTCGTGAGTATGTAAACGTGAGGCAGAGAAAAATCAATTCACTGTATGTAAACGATTACTCGAATGGTCTGCAAACTATTCTTGACAGAATGAAACCATACACTATTTCTTTCACGCAGAAAGAGGCAGGATTTATAAATGAAATAAATGAATCTATCCTACGGGTTACGATGAATGATATTACATATACGATGACTGCCCTGCTAAAAAAAGATAGAGTATTAGAAGGGGGAGAAGAAGTAATACTTGGCGATACTCCTGCCAAGCTAATGCAAAAGCTACATCAACTATATTCAGGAACGTGTAAGTTTGAAAGCGGAAACAGTCAAGTGTTTGACTATACCAAAGCGGAGTTTATTCAAGATAGATTTAGAGATAAGAAGATTGCTATCTTCTACAAATTCAAAGCCGAGTATGAAGCACTGAAAGAAGTCTTCGGTAAAAAAAATATCACACAAGAACTTAGTGTCTTCAAAGACACAGACTGCAAAGTGATTGCTCTACAAATAGTTAGTGGTCGAGAAGGTATATCCTTACGTGAAGCTGATGCCTTAATCTACTACAACATAGACTTCAGTGCCACAAGTTATTGGCAAAGCCGTGACCGTATGACAACAAAGGAAAGAGAGCACAGTAAAGTGTATTGGATTTTCTCTGATGGCGGTATAGAAAAGGATATCTACAAGGCAGTAATCAAGAAGAAGGATTACACTGTCAACCATTTTAAAAGGGATTTATTATCTTTGTAATATGAGGTTCGTTAAATTTCTACTTGTTTGGATTAGTCAGAATTTAGCGATTCCTTTTTGGGTGGTGGGTCATATACACTTGTCCATCCATAATCTACACGATGTTGTAGAAATCTTATCATCCATTGGTATGAATGTAATCGTAGCCATTGGATTTTTAATCGACTATAATAATGACCGAGCAACAGATACAAAAGAAAAGAATTAAAGAATTGGAAGAGCAAGGTTATTACGTAATCAAATTAATTAAAACGAATAAAAATGGAATACCTGATTTGATAGCTATACCTCCGGGAAGTGAAGTTTTGTTTAGTGAAGTGAAAAAACCTGATGGTAAAGCGTCTAAGCTACAAGAGTACAGACTAAAAGAACTAACTAAATATGGCTTTAAAACTGAGATATATAGAGGATAACTATTACGAGGTAGAGGATTGGTTTGTGGAAAAACTACGAGAGTACCCGAGACTTATAGGGTTTGAAATAGCAAAGCAAGTAGAGTATAGTTGGGATACATTGCCTGAAAAATATGGGTGGACCCAACGTGTTGGTGGTGTATGTACACGCACCGAAGAACCATTCTTTTTTGAGGTTGAATATTTAAACCAACCGGATGAAGCTCCTGTGTTCCTTGACGTTGAAGCTATTGAGGTAGACGATTACCTTGACTATATAATCGAAAAAAAAATACTTAAATCAAATAACAATGAAAGCGAGATTAGAACCACAGATAGCACAGAGTCTGATTGATATCATCAATGAGTACCTGTCTGTAGATATAAGAACCAAATCCCGAAAGCAGGAGATAGTAAACGGAAGAATGATATACTTTAAACTTCTGAGGGAACTCCACTATAACTATGCTGCCATCGCAAAAAGTATGGGTAAAAACCACGCAACAGTGATACACGCAGTTAAAACTTTGAATAATTATTTAGAGTATGATGCTCAGATGATACGTGATTATGAGCTGATTCGGGACATCTTTTTTGATTCACACGGACTACATCCCCTGCATCTATCCTCACGTCAAGAGTTGATTTCTCGCTCAATTCATTTGGAAAAAGAAATAAAAAGTTTAAATTTGTTTATAACACAGTTGAAAGATAGTCTAAATAATTACAAAAAGTATGACCCTATCTTCGATTTGTTAAAGGAAAGAAGTCTCAAGTCAGAGACTCTTGGCTATGTAGAAAAGAAACTAAATCATATATTAAATGGCATACAACGTTAATGATATAGAAAAGATTATAGACTTCTCTTCTTGGTCTAATAAGAAAAAGTTAGATGAGTTACTGAGAATTGATTGTGCACAGTACACATACTTGGGGTGCGATTCCACAAAGGCAGAGAAGGAGGCGGTGAAAAAGAACTCACGTAAGATATATAGATTAATTAAATCAAATCTGAATCATCGAATGGGTTCAGAGTTTTTGATGGCAATGGATAAATAGTGGCAAGAAACATTTCATCCGTAGACTACGAAAGAGTTAGGTACATCAACACGTTGATGGATGATTTGTATTCTCATCTCCCAAATATTTACGAGACTCTTGTCGATAAAGATATTGACAACGCAAGGTGTGAAATAAAAGCACTAATCCAAAAGCTCAAAGGTTTGCAAGAATCAATGGAGGATGAGCTCTAAGAAATGCAGTAAGTGTGGAGTTGTAAAAGATATTTCAGAGTATTATCTGACCGGCAGGTACACTCTTGCAGGAAAGAATATACCAAGAGCAAAGTGTAAGAGTTGTGTTGGTGATGTAAAGAATGAAAGGAGAGCCAACATACGTGCTTGGCTTAAACAGTTTAAAAGAAACTCTGCTTGTGCTAAGTGTGGATACTCAAAGGAAACGCATCCGGACTTTACTGCTAAGGCATTAGAGTTTCATCATCCGCAAGACAATAAAGAGTTTGCTATAGGTGAAGCACCGGGTAAAGGAATGGCTATTGAAAAAATCAAAAAAGAAATAGACAAATGCGTAATTTTGTGTGCACGATGTCATATGGAAATACACAATAAATGAGATTCGAATCCAATAAAGACTTACAAAGAGAAAGAAAAGCTATAGAAAAATTTGTTAGCAGGTTCAAAGGAACATATAAAAAACTTGGCGACAACGATGTGGACTATCGTGTGTTTGATGAGAACAACAAACTCATTGCTTACGCTGAAGTAAAAGGAAGATACAGAACAATAGCTAACGCATATCCTCTTCCGGTAGCAGCTCGTAAAGTTGTAAAGCTCTGTGACAAAAGACTAAACCCTGTAATGATATGGGCGTGTGATGATGGAATCATCTACGGTAAACCTACGCACTTGCAGGGAGAAGTAAAGTGGGGTGGTAGGAAACCACGTGAAGGAGCAGTCAATGATGAAGAGCTAATGATATACTACGAGAAACAAAAAGAGTTTAGATACTTTAGATATTAATCTATTGGATAGAGCTTACCACCAACTTCTTTGTATCCCATTTCTTCAAGCATCTTCTTACGTAACTCTCTCTGTTCTTTCATTATTCTATCAGCCTCACCATAAACTTGTTCGTACAAATCAGGGTCGTATCTTTTCAAATCTGATTTATTTTTGATACCACCAATCGGCATAATACCTTTTACTGAAGAACCTTTCCTTCCGTATCCCGGTCTGTATGATTTAGTGATACCTAAGAAATCATAGATGTTATCGTAGAACTCGTCTTGTGTAGTGTCTCCAAAGACACCATCTTTTATAGCGTTATGCAATCCAATGAATGGGTCTACCTGTGCACCTAAAGCTAACTCGATTGTAGGAATCGCAATTGCTTTAAACCAATCATCAGGGTTTTCTTTATAATTTCTATACATCTTACCTAATACTGCAGATACGGGATTTACTACATCATCAACAGGTTTTCTTGTTCCTCTTATCCAATTAACACCCTCCTCTGCTGCCGCACCTAAGTATGGGAGTTGATATAGTAGGTTAAGACCAAGCATTGCGTCTTTAAGTTTTCTCATAAACGCATCTCTGTCTTCTTTGTCTCCACGTGTGAGTAGTGCAATGTTGGACATACCAACAAACAATACGTTTGCTACTGCATAGTTTAAATAGAATGCTCTCAAATCTTTTTTGGTTGGTCGAGCTTCCATTCCTTTTTTAAACTCTCCTTTTGCAAAGTGACCTATCGCAGTGGAGAATGCTCTTCCCATATTTGTTGCACTCTGCATTACCTTGTTAATCTGCAAGAACAAGGTGCTACCAAACATAGTAAAACCTTTTGAGAGAAAGTCTCCTTGTAATTGTAGAGGAATCTTTTCTGTATTTCTTCTTGTCTGCTGAGTAGCATTGTAATCATTGAACTCTTCTAAGGCTTGTGCCTCACTCATACCATTGGCAATGTTACGCTTATAGTTAATGTAGTATCCCATTACACCCATAATATCTCCAATGATAGTAGGTCTTGCTGCTAATCTTTTAAAGTTTCTACGAGCCGTTGCAAATCTACCCACACCTTTACCTGCAGGTTTAAATGTTTGACTACCTGATTCAAGACCGTATACATCTCCTTCTAATCCTTGCTCCACACGTGCATCAAATGTAGCTGACATCTTACGTGCTTTGGCGATTGCACCTTCTTTGCCTACAAGGTCTTTAGCCATTTCAAACATTACCCCTGCTCCATCTACCATAAACATTGCAAAGTCAATAGGTCCTTGTAATGCCTTTGGAAACTTACTGTCTTTTGGGAAATAGTTATACTGCTCAAACGCATTGATAAATGACGTGGCTTGTTTAGCTATCTGAATAACTTTAAATGCCAAAGCAAAAGATGTAAACTTACTTTGGAATCTTTCCATTAAACCCGGTGCATTTAATTTATCTGCTTTAAATGCAGACTGTGGGTTTACAGAGACATTGACTAATGTTTTTGTAAGTTTAAGTAATCCTGATGCTCTAAGTAAAGAATCAACCGCAGGTATCTGAAAGAACGCATTCAACTCTTGGACACCCGGAGCTAACGCTTTGTATCTCTCCATAGTTTCCATATGGTTCATCAGCGTACCTGTAAACGTGCCTCCTTTTAAATCTATTTCACTAACTGTATCTACCCTGTCTTTAAATGCAGGTGCAGTTTCTGCAGAGAAGATACCATTGAAGTCTCCCTCGCTTAATAGTTGAGCATCTACCTCACTTCGTACAGTTTTGGTTGGGAAATAGTTTTCTATAAAACCTAAGTTAACTCCATTGACTTGTTTATAAACTGCATTGACTTCATTGAAAGATTCAGTGCTTAAATAATTTACCATCCTGTCTGCAAAATCTATAAGCTCAGGACCTAATGCGGTTTTGATGTCTTCAATATTTTGGTCTGTAAATCCTTGTCTCTCTAACTTAGCACGTTGAATAGGGTTCTTGCTCAGTGCATAGATTCTAAGCAACTGATTGGCATTGAATACTGATTTTCTTGGCTTATCAGTCTTAGCGTTTCTAACAGTGAATGTCATAGTGTTAGGAACTCCAACCTTATTAACACCTAATGCTTTGTTTACGGCTAACTCTACACCCTCAATACCACCTTCAATACCTGATGCAGCAGCAATATCATTTATCTTCTTTCTCATCACTCGCATATTCTGCAGAGCGACCTCTTCCATTCTATTTAACTTACGGTATACTTTATCTCTAAACACATTGAGACCTTTGTTACTTCTATCTAAGAAGTTAGCGATGGTTCCTAAATGAGTAATGGTATTCTTCATTCTCGTGAGAAGACCATCTTTATCTCTTCCAAATAAATCCGTAACGATTTTAAGATATACTTTTTTGAGTATACCTTTTGCGGTAAAGTCTTTTGCTAAGTTGTCTCTGTCATCGTTTATTTCATTTATGTTTTTGACAGTGCCATCTTCTTCGAATAAATCAGGATTAGTTTCTTGAATTTGATTAGTAACCTCCTCAGTTAATGCTGCTTTATCTGCGGCTTGTTTTAATCTTCTATTGTTAAAACGAAGTATTGATTCGGATTTCTGTTGTTTCACATCTTCAAGTAACGCTTGTGCTTCTTCTAACGTAGCATTATCAAGGTTAGAGAATTGGTCATAAGCCAACTGTAACTGCAACAAAGACTCTTCTCTCAGCGTTAAGTCTTCATCATTCAATATTTTTGCAGACGCTGCATCAATCTCAGCTCTGTTTGCATCTAACTTATCTTTAATATCTTTTAGTTTTTGTGCACGTAACTCAGGGTTGGTAACCAATACTGCATCCATTACCGTTTTGATATTGGAGAATATTACCTGACCTACTGCATCAATACCTTTTGGTCTTGGCTTACCGGATTGTTTTCTTGGTCTTGCCTTAGCTTTTACTTCTTTATAAATGTCTTTAAGAACTTGCTTCTTAATCTTGCCACGCTCTTGGTCTACAACCTTCATAACTTTTTCTGCCTGTGCTCTAAAGTTATCTGCATTGGTTTCTGTAACTGCTTTGATTAGTCTGTTTATCTGAGCTTGTGTATAGGTTTTAGACTTTGGTAGGTTGGCTCTGATAAAGTTCTTCAATACTATCTGAGCATCACGCAAGTTTTCTCTTCCTATTTTTCTTTCTCTTAATGCTTGTCTGATAGCAGCCATATCTTGCGATACAGTTCTATTGCTTCTATATCCAAGAGACCTATCCAATCCGAGCTTCAACTCCATTTGAACCTGTTCGTTTTGCTCTTGGTAAATTGGATTAGCTTCAAGTAACTCTTGAGCTTTCTGTCTAATCTCTGCAAATGATTTTACTCTACGTCTTCCAATAATGTTTGCTCTTCCTGATGTAGCAAACTTTTGTAGTGCTACATTAACTTCATTGAACAACTTGGCTGCACGTAGAATACCACCTTCTCCTTCGATTCTTCTAAACTCACGAGGTATCTCATTAAATAAATCTACCTGATAAGTCATCGCTTCATTTATCTCTGCAGCTCTGACTCCTCTACCTCTTAATACTTCACGTATAGATGCATCTGAATATCCATTCTCTCTACCTATCCTTACAATCTCTGCAACAGAATCATCTACTCTAAACATAGCGTCTGCCATATTCTCTGTTAGTGTGCTCATCTGTTTGTCCGTCATCTTAATAGGTTTACCCTGTAAGATATCAGCCAATGCGACACCCAAGAACTCATCCATTGTAAGGTCTTGGATTTCTTCTACAGTTAAATCTTTAGATAGCTTGAATGTATCTTTTACATAAGACCATACTGCCGTAATCCAATCTTTTAATTTTTGTTTTAGACTTGCATCAACAACACTCTGACCTTTGTTACCAATAAGAGTTGCTAAAGTTTCATCAACTGCTTTGTCTACATCACCGTTAAACTTCTTCAGAAACTTTTGGTAGGTTTCTGTTTGCATAGCAAGTGCTTTACCACGTGCATATAGTTTCTTTCCTTTTGGTGTGAGCTTCAAGGTCTCAGTCCATATGTGTCCCATCTCGTGAATAGCCGTGTTGAACAATTCACTTTCAGAATTATGCACATCTGAATTGATAAATATCTTTCCGTCTTGTGTCATACCATATGCCACCTGTCCTTCTTTCAAATAAGGTGTTACAAATGGACTTGATATTACACGATTAAACGTAGCTGAATCTGTAGATATATTTACAAATGGCATACTTCGGTTTAGGAAATCCATAAACCTACCCACATTATCAATACCTACTTTACTTGCAATGAACTCTGTGTTAGTCATTCCCATTTGAACAGGAATCTTTTCCATCAGTCTTTGCTTCGCACTTCTTTGTCGGGTTTCTCCTCTTGCTTCTTGCTCTATCGCAAGTGCTATATTATTGTATGCTGCCGGGAACAATTCAAGAACTGATTGCGGTTGCTCTACAATACCTATTACTTTTCCTTTTGGACCTACCGGATAGTTAGGATGTGTCGTTGTTTCGATTTCAGGATTCAATACATCAATACCTGTAATCATAAACGCAGACCTTGTTGGTGTTTTTTCTAACTGCGGTTCTGTAATAAGGTCTGTTATAACTCCAAGATTTAGTTTGCTTCTCTCTTCTAATGTAGGTTTTTCACCAAGCAATGCTTTTGCCACAGGAGTAGAAGGGATACCCGGTGTTACCTTCTTGGCTGCAGGACTATTTGGTTTTCCGTATGCTATGTTTTGAGTAATAATATTTACTGAAGTAATACCTTTTAAATTTTCAAGAGCTTGAGGTGTAAGAATTTGGTCAATGCTTGTAGCGTTGATAGCTTCCATCATTGAAATCACATCATCAATCTGAGCTACTTTTTGTTCTGCTTGTTTGATTGTAGATGGAGTAGCATTGTTTCCGTTTTGTAGTTTACCTGTTTCTACAATCTTTAATTGCTTCTCTCTTTGAGAAAGGATTCTTTCATTAAATGCCTCGAGAGCTGCTACTTTGTTTTCTTGAGGGAAAGATTTAAGATTGTCTGCTAACACTCTTACAACTGCCTCATTACTTAGGATAGAGCTTGACTCCATCTTAACAATAACCATAGGGACTAATCCATTGTATTCAGGATTTTGACCCCACCAATTGTCAAAGAACTCTTTATTGTTTTGATATACTTCAGTAGCAGCAGTTTGTTGTGCTTTTACTTTGGCTTCGTTTACACTTGCCCACGCAATGTTTTGATGTCCTTCAATACCATTGAAACCTATACCACCTTTCAAGTTATCTATTGTTGTACCCGTCAATGGATTTACAATATCACCTGTTCTTAGTTGGTCAGATATATTAAAGATTACAGGAACCCCGTCAATTACTTTCCATTCAACTGTTGGAATCGGATTGTCTACTCTACTATTTAGCTCCTCTATATCTATCTTAGGAGACTCAGGCATAGTTTCTTTTACCTCGTCCAACTCAATAACTGCACCGTCAGCATTAGCACTCATAGCTGCAGCTATCTCATCCACCTGTCCTCTACCTTCTGTACTTAATTCTTCTTTTAATCTAAAGTCTATTCTTCCTCCTTTTTTATCTAAGGTTTGCTCGAGGTCAGCCGCTTCTTCTTTGAGTGTCTTTGAAGACACTATCTCATCAATACGTGATTGGTTTTGTTCAGCCACACGTGATTGAAACTTAGTAAGTGGTTTATCTGCTATCTGTTTATCAGCGATACCTGCAAGGATACCATCGAGCCTTGTTTCTTCTATGGTCTGATTATCAAATGCAGCAACATCTTTCTTTGTAGGTCTTACTACAGACTTAGGAACTACAATAGCTTCTGTTTCGGTTTCTACAGACACCTGTTCTTTTACAGGTAACCCGGCAGCTTTACGTTGTCTGTTAGACATACGCTCATCCATCTTAGGATTCCTTACGGTTGTAATGTCTACATCTTCAGTAGTCTGTATTTCACCTGCGGCTTCTGTTAAATATTCTTCATTAGACAAAGTGTTGTCTTTAGAAATATTTTGAACCCTATCATTACCTATTTTTAATTTTCTACTTCCATCAAGTTGAGTGGTAATGGTAGCACCTACCACATCACCGTCAGGCATTTCTACAGTAAACTTCTGTTGTGATACGGGGATTTGACTATCGTTTAATCTTTCTACCTCAGTCTCCTCAGTGGTCTCAGGTTCTGTGGTTTGTTCCTGTTGAACGGTCCGTACCGCTTCTTCCAACGTCTGTACACCTCCGGTTCGTTGATTCGGAGATAATCCTCCTGTTTCTTGCTCTTGAATGGCATCTGTTCCAAATTTTTCAGTTAATATATCAGTTACTTCTTGGTCATTATCTACGGTTATGTTTGCACCTTTTAGTTTGGCAAGGGACATATCGTTGATTCTGTTCAAGAATTTTCTACGAGTCAATGATTTACCATCGATTGTATATTTTGATTGTGCCGTTTCTCTGATATCAGTATCTGATGTTTGCTCAACAAGACCTATACCTGCAACATTAGTTTGAAAACCTTGTGCGAATGTATTACCCTGCTGAATCTGTGCTTCAGTTGCGGTTTCTGCTTTTGGTCTAACCTTTTTTGTTTCTGCTAACTCTGCAAGTTCTGCATTTATTTCTTTGATTTTACCTGCGAATACTTGCTTTCTATTTGGTGTTGACTCAAGCTCTTGCTTGGCAGACATCAACTCCATTGTTCTGTTTAGAACATCCGTATCTACACCACCTTTACCCTCAGTTGCTTCTAATACATTTATAGCATCCTGTCTTAATCCTAAGTTAAGCTGAATACGTTGGTTCGTTTCTTTGCTAATTTGACCGAGCTTCTCCATATTGTTTGCCCAATTAGAAACTCGTGTTGGTGATGGCTTAAATATTCCTCCACCTAATTCTTTGTTCAATCCTTGTATTGTAGTTAGGTCATTGGCAATATTAGTATTATTTGTTTGCCTTAAATCCATAGCCATATTCAATGCAGCAAACGGAGCGTTGTTACCAATACCACCTAATGCTTCAGCAAATATTTCTTTGAACTCAATATCGTCACCTACATTTACTTGTGCAGCAAATTCACCCGTTGCTTCTGCTAAGGGGTCAAAGACCAAACGCTCACCTACTTGAGTGGCGAATCTTGTGCTTCGACTTGCGGTTTTACCAACCTTAAATACACGACCTGCAAGACCTGAAGAAAGCATATCTACTATGGCAATTGGGATACCTCTTTTTCTACCTCTATCACCACCTTCTGACCACACATTTTCATCAGTTAAAGCAGCCTCCATATCTTTTGGATTGGTGATGTCATAGCCATTGCTTTTGGCTGCATCCATAATAGCATTAGTATATTCCAATGCATACGATGTAGCTGCAAAACCTGTTCTAAGACCCCACATACCACCTGCAAGAGCACCACCTCCTGTGGTTAATACACCACCGGGTCCTGAAACAAACCCTGTTGAACCAATAACTGCTCCTGTACCTGCACCGGATGCGGTAGATATACCAATGATTTTAGTTCCATATGGTAACATCTGACTAATACTGTTGGCGGCAAAACTAATCGCTAATTCTGCAGGGTTATCGCTAAACGCATCCCACGCTTCTCTAAAACCTTTTGCACTATGCCAACGAGACATCGCTCTACTAACCTGACCGGTATTAGATGCCTCCATATATTCTACAATTCTTCGAGAAATTTGAGCAACAGTTTCTTCATCTTCAGTGTCTTCTAAACCAAGAGCTAATTTTAGTATTTCATTACCTGCTTTACCTCTGTTTAAGCCTTCGGTAATTTGTTGCTGCATTCCTGCATAGTTCTCTACTATTTCACCACGCAGTTCTTCATCAAACTTTCCTGATAAATAAGTTTGTGCTACTTCAAATTTATCTGCTGCTAACTGAGCTACATCTTTTGATGCTTGATGAGATGTTAAAAGAGCTTCACGCAGCTTGACACCCTCCGCATCATCCGGTACGTAATTATATAATGCTTCTATACCCACCCCAAACTCTGCATATGAGTTTGCTTCAAGTTCATTTTGAATTACCTTAGTAGAGTAGTTGGTTGCAACCGCTTCGTTGTTAAGTTCTTGAAACTGTTTATCTATATACACATCAAAGTCTTCTCTTACTTCTTGTAAGTCATCATCTGTATATATATCTACTAAATCATCTACAATCTTTTGCTCACGTTTTAAAATATCTGCAGCATCTTGTCGGAGTATGCCTTTTTCATTGTACAAATAACCATACTTCTGTTGTTCTTCGGGAGTAAGGTTTTTTAATTCTTGCCCTATACCTCTATCAAGTTTATCTTCAATGAAAAAAGCAGCATCTCTTGCTCTTTCATACTCATCAAATTGGTCTCTAATTGTTAGGTAATCATAACCTCTTTCTCTAAAGAAACTTGTTCCTTCTGCATCTACATTTCGATAATCTTTCCAAGAACCTTCAGCAAACTTATTAGCTTCCTCTTCGGTGTCAAAGATAAATACCTCATCACGCTTGACTGCTTCTTCATATGCTTCCATACCATCTAACTCTGTCCAATAGTCAGGGTTAGTAGTTTGTACGTTAGGGTTGGTTGGAAACAGTGTTGGGTATACTACGTTTTTGCCATCTATTACGGCAGATTCAAACATAACTGTAGACTCTGTACCGTCTGCGTTTAAACGTGGTGTCTTACGTAAGTTCTGTGCTTTTAAAGATGCTTGAGATATATTAGATTCTACCTCTTCTCTTGCCTCACTCGGCTTTTTTGCGTACTTGCTTATAAACTCTTTTAGCTTAGTTGATTCTTCTGTAGCAGTAGCATCAAAGAATGGGTCTAAATCTATTGTCTCTTCAACTACTTCGCCATTTGCTAAAACAGTAGTAACTACCATAGCATCGCCTAAACCTGTTGGTCTAAATGTAAAGCCATACTTTGCATAAGTGTCGTTGAAATAAGGAATTGCTTCGTCTTCATCTAAGTTTATTTTGTCCTTATCAAGCTCTTGCATTGCTACAACAAACTCTTGACTATTGATAACCTCATCTCTTGCTTCAGTCTCGTCTGCAAGATTTGTTTGTAAAGCTGCTTGTTCTTGTGCTTGTACTCGAGTAAGTTCCGGTTGTTCTGCTTCTATTTGTTGGCTTGTAAAAGTGATATCAGCAAGTCGCTGATTCATTGCTCTTTGTACCGCTTCTTGACCTCCTTCAGGGTACATACCAAGTGACCTAACGGGGTCCATATACCCGTCAAGTCGAGTGTCTCTACCTACTATTTGGTCAGGATTGTAGTTTTGTAAAAAGTCGGCATTAAACTCCTGAATCTCGACAGACTCCGATGAACCAACTCCCGAAGGTGAAACCCCACCTTGTTGGGGTGTGTCTTTTTTTTTTACTTCTTCTACTTTAGTGATTCCGATATCTTCAAAAAATGTATTTACATCTACATTCATTTTAAATGTTTCGTCTAAACCACCTAAATAGTTGTATATCTGAGCTGCATATTGCTCATCAGACATATCAGTAGTAAAGGTATCGAAGTCAACATTGCCTTGAAAAGCTGAATCATTCTGACCTAAGTAATCATACAGTTGTTGTAGGTACTCTTTGTCCATCGCTTATTTTTTATCCACCACCTGTGTTATTACCACCCTGATTTTTTTTATTTTTTATAGGCACAGTGTTCGCACCACCACCGGTGTTGGTATTTACATTTGATGTGGGTTTCACTGTACCGTACTGCTCAACGTATTGTTTTTGTTTCTCACCCTTTAAATCTGTAACGGCAAATCGTTGTGCAGCTTTTGCAAGGATTGCTTTTTTAACATCTTCAAATTGGTCGGCTGAGTTTTCTGAATCTTCAAGGTCGATGTACATATCATTACCATCAATAGTTACTACTAACCCTTTACCTTGACCCATATGATAACCACGTACTTTTACATCACCCTCAACGAGACCCGGTATTTGAGCTATCATTGAATTTAAGTCTGACTTCGCTTGGCTTTCTTGAGCAGTCGTGATAGCAGCACCTGCATTTTCAAGCACCTTGTTTCCATCAAATTTACCACCTTCATTTCTTATAAACGCTTCATCGAATGGTAGTTGCTGCAACGTTCCACTTTCTGATGTAAAGTCAAATGTAGTAAACGGTCTTAGAACTACGTTGCCGTTATTATCATACTTAAACTTACCACTACGTTTTACTACCTCATCAATGTCTGCAATCTTCTTACCTTCCGGCAATGCGAAGTTAGCTCCACGTTTAATGAAGTCAATCTCATTTGTATCGTCTAATCTAATAGTTTCAAAACTACCATCCTTCATAGTGAAAGTGATAGAGTTTCCATCATCCGATGGTAAGATTGATTTTATGTTAGGGTTAAATGCACGGATGGCATCTGCTGCGGTTTTCTTGCCGTCTGCAGTATCATAGAATAATCTACTAAATTCAGTAACAATACTTTCTTCTTGTTTCTCTTTATTGCCTTGACCAATGCTTGTTGCAGTTTCACGTGTAGTAAATCCTGCAGATTTAGCGGTAGTCTTCTCATCAATCGATGCTCGTATTGCAATCTTTAATGTTTCTCTAACTACTTTTTCTTGTTCGTCAGTAAACTTTGGTACACCTGCAGGGTTTGTTGAGCGGTCTATAAAAATAAGGTTGGGGTCATTCTTAGCTGCTTCTTCATCAAACGTAGGTACATATTCTTCACCCGTTGCAGGGTTTGTAACTTTTCTATCTGTAAGAACAGACATAACATTAAACCCATTAACCATCATAGCAGATACTTGGTCTTCTTCCCACTCTTTATATGTGGCAGCAAATTGCTCTCCTTCTAAACCATAGTTACCTTCTTTGGCATCTATCTTAGAGATGATGGTATTTAAGTTTCCTTCTGATGCATATTTTACCACATCTTTTTGAACTACACCAAGTTGATTTGCAGCAGTTTTAGCAGCAGCATCAACGTCATACCTATCATATTGTTGCTTCAACCTGCTTCTAAGTTCTGCAACCGTAACAAAATCATTAGGGTCTTTACTAAGCTCCATTACACCACCTTTACCCTTAACTTTTTTACCAATACTGAGCACTCCATTGGTTGGGTTAATAAAGGTACCTACTGTACCTAAATTATTTAAACCTTCCGCCTGTTCCATTGACCACTGCTCATACTTAGATGACTCTGAATTATTCCATCGGTCCATCTTTGTTTTATATTCCGCTTGGTATTCTTTGGCGAGGTCAAATACTTGCTTGGTTCCGTCTACACTATTTTGTCTGTTACGTGTATAGTCTCGTAAACTTAGGTCACCGTTTTGAAGCATACGGTCTTGCATCAATCTATATTGCTGCATATCGTTTGCATAATTAGCAGCAAAGGTATTACCTGCATCAAAGTCTCCTGTTGGAGAGTTGGATAGTTGTTCTCCATATTGCCTTGACTTATCAGCAATTTCTTTTTTCTTTTTGAACCGAGCTTCTGCCTCGTTCTTGAGCATATCGGTCATATTTTTGCCGATTTCTGCCCAATTTACTTGGTTATCTACCTCACGTTCTACATACTTAAAATAAGTCATATATTATTTTTTATTCTTCGCCTAATGACGCAGCTCCGTATTGCATACCAAAAACATTCTCAAATCCTTTAGGCTTGTATCTACCAAAAGCGTCTTGATATTGCTGACTTCCAAACAACATATTGTATTGGTCAGTATTTAATGCATCTTTAAAAGCTCTAAAGTCTTTATTACTCATTTGACTAATCTGCTCAAAATCAACATTTGTAAAACCTTCACCTGCTTCTCCTAAACCTTTAACATTTCCAAACTGCTCAAATTGTTCAGGGGTAAACTGCATATCTCCTACCGCTTGTTTTTGAGCACCCACATTTTGTGCGAACAAAGGAACTAATGCTAAACCTTGTTGAACTGTTTGACCTAAACTTGTAAATCCTTGTTGCATCGCTGCAGAACGAGCAGCCTGTGCGTCTGATGCAGCTTGTTGAGCACCTTGAATTTCTCCCATATCTAATTGAAGATTAAGGTCTCTAAGTCGTGCATCTTCTTTAGCCGAAAGTTCAGCCAATCTATTTACTTCTGCTTCTTGTGATGCCCTAACCTGCCTTTGACCTGCTTGAGTACCCATTGTTACTCGACCTGCAGTTGCAGCAGCACCCCTTGCATCTCCTTCCATACCGGCTTGAGTAGCGGCAGCAGTAGCTTGTAATACGTTATCTCTTTCTATATTATACTGTTCCTTGTTTATATCAAGGTCATCCATATAGTTTACTTCTAATCTCTGACGAGCTTTCGCCATTTGTTCTGCGGCTTTTTTGTTAGCTCTGTCCATTAATTTTTTCTGTGAACCTGCTTGACCAAAAGACAATGCAGTTGTTCCAACACCTATGGCGAGACTTGCGATACCTAATCCTAATCCTGACATAATAATTTTTCTTTTTTAATTACACTCGCAGGGAGTGTTCTATAGTTTTCTGTATAAACATCAGCCTCTGCTTCTGTAAAAGTCTTTGCATCCGTTTTATAAACACAACACCATTTGGTGTCTTCGTGCATATACAAAACTCTTTGAGTCCCTATTTGGGTAAATATGATATGTGGAGCTTCTATAGTTACAAGTTCACCACTATCAGTGAGATAAGAAACTTTTCCTTCAAGCAAAAAAGATGGATGTTGTTGCTTGTGAATCATAGATATAATGATGTGTCCTTTTGGGATAAACATCTGTCTTGTGTATAACCCACCCTCTAAATGTTCTTTTATAGGATAAGTTTGTTTACACTCTTCACTTTGCTCTTCACCACACTTATGCGTTATTGCTCCGTCAAAACCTGCAAGGGTTTGTTTAAAAGTTTCTATCCTTTCCCAAAGCATTCCTCTATTTTGGTTGACATAGTTTAATACCTCTTCAGGATTATCCTCTTGAACCACAACAGACTTTTGCATATAATTAAATTTTCATTACAAAGATAATAAAATTTAAGGGAAAGATTTCATCACTTCAGATTCCACCGCAAATAGCTCAGAAGGATTAATCGACTCTTGAACGGGTAATGTGAGAGTAAATTCACAATAATGACCTAAAACACCGTGAGATTCTGCAATTGGGTTCTTGATATACAAGAAATAAGCGTCATTAATTGGTATAGGATTGGTAGCTCCCGGCACTGAAGTAGAGTCTATAACAATAGAGTTAATACCATTGGCTTTATCTACATCTATATTAGTTATTTCTCCTGCAAATATCGGGGTATCATAAGGTGGAAGTGCATAGTATAAATAGTCTCCTACACTTACAATACTTCCGATGTTAACTGACAAATCAAATGCAACCACATATGCGTTTGCCGCACCACCTACACTTGTACTACGAGCAATACCATTTAAAGAACGAAGCTCGAACTCGGCTTCAGTAACTGAAGCACCTGTTCCACCATCATTACGTATGAATGCAAACCACGCTTCTTCTTTCTTTTCATACCACGTGTAATCAATAAATCCTGTGTTTTGAATATCCGTAACAAACCTGCCTTGCCACGCATCATCACTTTCAAGGTTAATTGTTTTAAATAACTTGTTTTGTAATGGCATATCATTAAACACACTTGACATAGTTGACGGGAATGTGGTACCATAAAACGTGTTGTAATCATTATTGGTATTGTGACGAAATAAATTACCTCCTTTAAACGTATAAAAGAACTGATTCATTCCTATCATATAATCAGGAAAGAAAGAATAAAAAGAAGGGAACCCCTTTGAGGTTTCACTGTATGTTAAAGTATAATTCTGACTCATATCTTATTTTTTACGGACAATTAATCATTGAAATAATAACTCCATTTGCGTCTACATCTATTTGTTTTTGTCCTGATGGGGGGTCGATGGTATAACTACCCTGAGCTGCTCTGTTGTTACCATATGCATCTGTAACAAAGAACTCACGTACCGCAGGTTCCCCTGCAGTTCCACCACGATTAGGTACATTGTAATATGTATTTGGTTTTTCGTCATCGCATTGTCCATTCAACTGACTTGTTGGTACACCTGTAAGTAATACAGGGCAGTTTATTTCTACCTGCCAAGCCGTTCCACAAACACCTGTTATCTGTACAGTAAAGTCTTCAGGAGTAGCAACATTTTTTGGTATATATAAAGTAGAATATCCCGGAGCTGCTGCAGTTAATACCACGTCTCCACTTGTTCCTGTAACTGTTCCTGAAGTTCCAACCAAATCAAAGTTCGAACCATTCCATTGTCTTTCATCTAATCCTGAATATCCACCTGCATCTAAAGTTTGTCCTATAGGTGGGTTACAATCATTTGCTGTTGCTCCAATAAAAGTATAATTGTTTGCGTTATTAGAAGCGAGATATCCATAGTTAGGACTTGTAAGTTCATTAAATGTATTATTGTCATACAGAACTCTAATACCATCAGGAACCGATTGAGGATTAAAATAAACAATAGTACAACCTACACTATTACCTGTGCCGAAGGTTAATTCAAAAACACCTGAGCCTCCACCTGCATTAATCGCTTGACCACAAGGGAATGTGCAACTTGGACAAACGGTTTGAAAAGTTAAAAAACCTCCTACCTGCTCACGCACAATAGCTCCGTCTGAATAAAATCCATCGGGTGCTTTAGTCGTAAGAGCAGCAGTATCAAAAACTGCTGATGCATTTGATAACGAAGTTCCGTCTATAAAGTAATTTCCTAATGTTGGCATATCATTTAATTTTTAAGGTGCACATCCGCATCTAAGTTCATTTACTGTTATACCTGCTACGGGTGTGTATTGTTTGTCACATTCAGTTACTGTTTGTCCTGCAACGATTAATCTTAAAATCGGTGTATCATCACAATCAATCGTTTGAATTGTTATATTATTCTGAGTTGTATTTGTGTACTCATAAGTTTTACAACTACCCTCACAACAACATTGTTGTAGTACCGCATTATACGTTGCAGTAGTTGCCGGTGGATTAAATGTTTTAATACATCTTGTCCCCGAGAAACCTGCAAGTTGGCTTTCAGTTACAGTGTTTCCAAAACAGTTTACGTAAGAAACCTGTCCATCAGATATCCAAAAAACTTGATACTCTTGACATATATCATCACAAGTTATGCCTGTAACAAGAGAACCAATTGTTGCGGTAGCAGGTCCATCAGTAATTGCTTGTATTGTGTAATGACATCCATCAATAGTTACTAAGTCGCCCTGACTTGCACCTAACGTATTTTCAACTATGTGGTTCTGAGTTAAAGAAGGGTCTACACTTGTTCCGTTTTCACATAATGAAGCCTGTCTAAACTCTGTGCATTCACAACCAATCAGTTTCATTTCGTATTGTGCAGTAATTCCCGGAGGATATACTTCTTTAATACATCTTGTAATTACCTGACTTTCAACTGCCGTGAATCCTAAAATAGTACCATCACACTGCACATATCCAAAATTACCGCCTGTTAAGAAAGTAACCTCATAATTATGACAAACGTTTTGACACGTAATCTCAATAGGGAATACTTGTGTAGGCACTGCAGTAGCAGGACCTGCTACAATTGCATCGGCTCTATAAGAACATCCATTGATTTCAACAATTTGTCCAATAACTATAGCACCTCCTACAGATTCTACAACGTGAGTTGTAACTACTGATGGGTCAGGTGGTACGTTTCCTGCGTCACATATTCTAACTTCTAAAAATTCAGTAGGAACTACATCACACGTACAACTAATTAATCCTACTTCAATACCTACAGGTTGAACCGGAGGAATCTCTGTTGCACAAACTTCTTCAAACCCTCCTGCCTCTATTAGAGGTATCTCTTGTGGGTCTCCATTACAATCAGTGTATGGTACATTAACAATTGGTCCACCTGATGTGTTGTTAAATCTATACGTTTGACACACATCAGTACAGTCTGTAATATCATTTCTAACTGCAGATATGGTGTCAGTTGAATTGTCTTGAACTATGCTTGTTATTTCAAACACACAATCAGGATACCCTGTAAGCTCTACAAAGTCACCAATCGTTTCATTGACAAGTTGTGTAACTACTTCAGTTACTACTTGACCGTCTTGACGACACTGTTGAACTAACATTTGGTCAGGGTCTAATGTACACTGACAATTTGCTAAGTTTAAACTAATTCCTTGTGGGATTGTAGTAAGCTCAGTCATACAGACTTTTGCCGTACCTCCCGGTGGAAGAGCCTCAGAAACATTTGCTCCCTCACAATCTACATAGTCTACAGTTAGGGTTGCTTGTGGGTCAGTGTTTGACATATTGTACTCTTGACATACATCAGTACAATCAGTGATGTCATTTCTAACCGCATTAACTGAAGCGTTTACTGACTCCTGCGTGGTCTGAGATACTTGGAAAATACAATTAGGATAACCTACAAGCTCTACAAAATCACCTATTGATAACCCAAGATTGTCATCTATAACGAATTGTTGAATTGTTCCGTCTTCTCTACATTGTCTCACTAACAATCTATCTACTGATTCACCACACTCACAACAAGCAGCAAATGCCGTGTTAGCATCGTAACAAAGTTCTACTGCAGTTCCATTTCTATAATCGTAAATAATATATAGATATTGGTCGTTAGTATTTGGCATAGTAAACTGTGCTTCATACGTATTAGGTCCACCTGTTATTGGTGTAGCATTATTTGAAGCAGCAAGTAAAGCCGTAATATCTCCGGGTGTATTAGCGTAGAACGTGTTAGTTCTTAAATATCTTAATTTATCAACCAATGGGTCAAACACAAAATCATCAATCGGAAGGATTCTGTTACTTATAATACTAACATCAGCATTGTCAGCCGGAATAAATCCTCCACCTTGAGCTCCAACTATTTGAGTAAACTGTGAAACCAAAGGTGTATTGGTTCCTGTGACTAATTCTACTTGTTCACTCTGTAATGGAGAAGTAAATACTCCATCCACCCATCTATATTCATTATGAATAAATTGTCCTCCATCACCATTAACAGAAAGACAAACCTGAATAATAGTTATCTCTTGAGCATCAGGACAGTTTACTGTTACTTCAAGTAATGTGCTACCTGTAGAAGTAACTAAAAGCTCAATGCTTTCTTCTGTTACATTGTTCTTTGGTACAGTTAAAGAACCTGAAACACCTGTAACCCCTGTGGTAAATGTTTGTCCATCATAAGTTGCATTCAACACAAAGTCGTCTTGACCTGCTCCAATCACGTTATACTCAATTAACACTTCACCTACAAGCGTCCCTACATCAACGCAGAAATCACTTGATGATTCAAGTGTCACATTTAAAGTTCTTGTAATACCACATTCAATGCATTCTACAATCTGAGGTAATAATTCATTGTTTGAACTTAACACGTATTCATTGTGATACGGGTCCCAACCTCCTAACTTTTGCGTATTAAATGATTCAAGAAACAAATCTCTAAACCATCCACGCATCCCTGCTTCAGAGATAACATTTAATGCTTCATTTTGTCCTGCAGTTCCTCTAAGCTGAATGACTGCTCCTCTTTTTGCATCAGTAAAGAATTTGTTAGGTCCCCACTTAGCATAGCTTTCAGGATGAAAACTTATACCGTATTCTTCTATACGTGCTACTTGTGTCCCTAATACTTCAGGAATAGACGCAACTGTACTTCCTCCTGTAGAGTCTGTAAGCAAGTTTTTACCTGCTAAAACAAAAGATATCTTGTCTTCTTGTAGTGTAAGTATGTCGGTTTCTCTGCCGTCTAACTTCATTACGGGTCCAAACTCTTCTTCTAATGGCTTAAAGTTTAACAACCCTAAGTTGAACTCATTTAATTTATTTACGTTGCTCTCATCGTTAAATACACCACTATACGTTAAATCAGCAAACCTTCGAACTTCTTGATAATCCTGTGCGGATGTACTCGTTACTTGGTTTCCAATAGCTAACTCTTGCTGACCAATACCATCCCTAATCTGATAGCTTTCTACTCCATTACCAAAAGAATAGCAGTTAAAGAATGCAGTATCTATAATAGCAGGTTGTGTAGGAGTTTGATTTTGAATATTCCCTGCGTGTGCACCGTGTGGTAAAGATATACTTGTAATTACTGTAGTAGGTTGTGATGGTGGGGTAGATGGACTTATAACTGCACTATTACACTCTCCCAATACAACCTTGCTACCTCCCGGATTAATTGTTACATTTCGAGAGATACCATAAATATCATCATAATCAAACTGAATTGGACTTACCTCTGCAGCCGATACAAAGAATGAAAATTGACAAGTGTTTGGTTGAGCGATTGGATAACTCACAGGACTTATGTACCATACATCAGGAACGGCATCCTGTGGTTGAGTTTCAAAAGCAATAAAAGAGGAGCTTCTAACAACGTCAATAAGAACCTTTAGTTTTGTTTCTTTATTCTTTCCGTTATATCCCTTTGAACTTCTAACTGAAAAAGTGTCTGCAGCGTTTGGTCCATTGTCTTTAAAGAAACAAGATATTTGACTTGTCTCACAAGATAAAAATCCTGCGTTTATAACAGGGTTGTAGTTTGGACCACTAACTCCTGTTCCGTCAGTTGTGGCTTGTGCCTCTAATGCAGGAGCAATATTGTCTCCGTCAAAAAAGTCTTTACATTACCAAATGGTTTATCTGTATTACCACGTCTAAAGTTGTCAATCAAGATTCTAATTCTACTACCTGCCGGTATAGTGTAGTCAATATACACACCCGGATTAAGAGGGTCAGGGTCTTCAATTTGAACCGGATAATCTATTACAGGACAGTTGTTATCCTTCTTACTTTTTTCTCCAAAAGTAATTACCGGATTATCACCAAGAGTTGTAGAAAAGGTATTAGCTCTTCTAATCTTCATATATGTGCCGGGTGGCACTACAAGTTCATTATCATTTGCATCTACCGGTTTAGGGTCAAGGAAGTCACGTGTTTGTGATTTCTTTTCTAATACTGTAGCAAAAGCACATCTACTAAGTGCTCCATTTGTATCAGTTTTTACTTTTAATAAATCTCCTTCTTCAACTTTTCTTGTGTTCTGACCTTCAATAAGGAAGTAGTCCGCAGAAGTTGTAGGGTCTCTAAAGAAGAAAGAACTATATACATTAAAATAATTTTCTTTGTCTTGTTTGATACAGAACTTATATCTCGTTGCCCAAGCCGGAGCAATTTGTTGAATCGGAATAGTAGCTCTGATTTTATTTTGTTGGTCTGAATCTGCACAAGGAATATTAACTGTATTATTTAAACTAACCAAAGCCGTTGATGCACGGTTAAAGTCGTCCATATAAACAATACCTATCTCATAGTTTCTATCACTATGTAAACTTTTTGGATTACCTGTTTCTTGGAAAGATGCTCCTGCAAAACTTACTTGATAGTATTCAAAAACCTCTTGAGTAATAGCAACTCCTGTTGGGTCGTCAACAAACCTCATTGCCACTAACTGCAATCCTATGTTAGGTGAACCCGGAGAAGAGAAAATTAAAATACCTTGACCTGCTTGGTTTACACCACTTTCAAATTTTGTCAACCCATCTAAAGTCTGTGGTATAATACAGTTTTGTTCATCTGTTAATGTGACTCCATCACAAGCATTTGCTACAGTTTCAATGTTGGCTGCAGTTCCTATCTTGTCTACAAAATCTACACTTGTTGCCAACTCATTTGCTGATGCAAAATCTTGCGGTAAAATGTATTGAAAGTTTATTTCAACCTCCGAAGTAGTATTAGCAGGAAATGGTGCTTGACCCGTAAATTGTGAGTGTTCAAATTTGATTTGTATATCAATAGCAGAACCTGCTTGTAAGTTAAGACTATCAACATCCAATAAATCAACTCGAGAGTTTAATATATTTTGTGGACCTACACTTGAATCAATAGTGTATGACCCTGTGGTTTCTGAGGTTTCTATTTCTGTTAGACCAATGTCTACATTAACTTTTTCTACAGTATATTCTAAAAGCACAGGTTGTCCTGCAGGTGTAACTAAATCATATTGCTCTAAGTAGTTTCCATAAATTAGTCTATTACCCATAAGCGTTTGAGCTTGAGCTAATCTTGGAACATTATCGTATAACCTAAGTATTTCACTGTCAGGTAAAACTGTAAATATTTTACTATCACTAAAAGTGTAGGTATATTCTGTATTGTCTACTAATCCTAAAACAGATTTATCTAATTTTTCAATAACTCTAATTAGACCATTGGTCATATCCTTCCACAACAAATCTATACCTACTACTAAAGAACTTCCTGAATCGTAAGTGATTGTGGCTTGATTGATGAAGTTTAACATCCCTTCATTTAGACCTGTTGCAAAATCATATCTAAATGAGTTTGGAACAAATGCAGGTTCAGTAAATTGAGAAACCGCACTGTATTCTCCGTCAGCAAATCTATATCTATAGCCAAACGAAACAAATCTATCTTCTAAAAAATTATTCTGAGCTGATGTAGATTGTAGTGTAAGACCCGGAGAATTGATAGGTGGTTTTTTGATTACAAGCAACTGCTCTGCAGTTATTTGGTCAATATTAGCTACAGGGTTTGGGTAATTTCTACCTATGTTTATAAATCTTGGAGGGTTGAGATTGTCCGTAAAAAACAAAAGCTCTGCATCAATAAGATTCGCACCTGTGATTAAATAAGTGTCGTTAAAATTTAAAGTAGTATTTACACCACCTCCATCGTCTATACTTATTACGTGATACGTTAAAACATTTTGTTGTACATCTAAAGAGACAATCAAGTCCAACTTACCTGTGGTGGGACTACCTTGAAATGCAGGGTCGTGAACAAACCAATAGATTGTTTCGTTAGCACCGTCTTCTACTGCACCAATACATTTGGCTTCAGGGGACAAAGATTGCCCAAGAAATTCTAAGGATGTTAATTGGTCATTACCTTTAGTGTTTTCTACTGACCCTATTTCTGAATCTTCAGTAGCACCTAAGCGTACATTCAATGCGTCAACATATTGACCATTAGGAATGAGTCTTTCATCAAGACTCTTGTTCATTACTCCTTTTATAAAATTCCTTTGAATATTTGCCATATTACTTTAGCCATTTATCCCTGCCTCTCAAGTTCATTAAGAGTCTTCCCGGATGTATGTTACTGATTCTAATTTTTGCGTTTCTTAAAAGAGCTGCACTTCTTTTACGTGCTCTTGCAATAACGTATTCTTGCACACCGAGTTTTGAGTTGAGAATAGCATATTCGATATAGGCATATATGTAACTTTCAAATAATTTATTTACCGTAACTTCTGTGTCGTTACCGTTTTCCATTCCATCAGAAACGTATTCTAAAACCACCGATTGGTTTGCCATATCTGAACTGAAATTAATAACTCCTGATTTTTTGTCAATGCTAAATGTTGGATTTGCATTTGCCGTTTCTGTATTCAAACCGAATCGTGCTCCAATCTCATAATCAAAATACCAATATCCATCACAACAATATCCTTCATAGCCGTGAAACGGATTACCTGCATTTAAGTAAATAGACTTTTCGCTGCCTGTAATTCTTTCATAGTCTAATTCAGAAAACTGAGGACTCAATGCATTCCCATCTTGGTCAAACAAAATCCTACAATTATTATCCTGTAAGTATGCACTACTCCAATTAGTTTGAATGTTTTCTGTAAGAGGATATAACAATCCATTTTTATGTACAGATATTCTAACCCAATTCACGTAGTCTGATGGCAATACATATCTTAATGTATTACACACAGTTAGTTGCAATATTTTAATTTCTTTAAACGCATCGTAGTTTAATTCTTGTATACCACGTTTTGCGTGAAACAAAACCTTATATCGCTCTTCATTATTTACAAGGCTGTGATTACCTGCATACATCAACATAAAGTTGTTTACTATGTCATATAAAGACACGTATTGGTATGACCCCCAATTTGCATTTTCGGGTTGGCTTCCACCGTTTTCGTAATACTGATATTGTGATATATAAGGCATAGTTTATTATTTTTCGTCTTGGTCTTCTTTTCCTTCTAATCCTTGACCAAATTGTACTGCAGCTACCTCTCTAATAGACATACCTGCGTACTGCAATATCTTCAACACCAATGTAGGTTCATCTGATATAGACAGTTCAAAATCTTGAAAGTCCGGTTGCGATTGGTCAAACGAGGGTTCTCCTCCAATCAAGTTTACGTATGTCCACTTAGGGTCTCTTGGATATCTGATGTATTGACATTGTACTGCTCCTATAGTATTGATACTTGCAGGGAACAATGACAACGTAGGTTCTTGCTGAGTGTAAGCAGGAAACAGAGTTGATGGTGCAGTAAGTAAAGAGTTGTTAAGCATAGTGATTTTACTTTGCGTAACTTTTTCTGCCTCGTTTACTATAGCATCATCATAGATTACGTAGCCTTCAGGAAAGTTCTGAAATATATCAGCAGGATTTCCGTCAGCGTCTATTAATCTTAAAGTATTTATATTAATTATCTCTCCAACAAAAGCACTTGCATTGGTAGTGGTGTTACCCACAATATCTCCAACCTGCACTCCTGATGCCACAAAATCAGTGGTGGTATCTACCAAATCCTGAACCAATACTTGGTCATTAACTCCTGATATCAAAAGTCTGCTATATACCAAAACTTTGTTTAGCAGATAGTAATTATCGTTTGTGGTAGTTAGACTCGGTGTAAAGAACTTATTATTAAACTGCGGAATAAGAAACTTGGTTTCAGAGAATATATTAATTACCTCTTCATAACCTTTGGTAATATCTGCATAACCCGTGCCTGATTGACGAGCATTCTCTTTATTTATCTGATAGTTATACTGATAAAAATAATCCTCAAAAATATCTAACTGAGCTTGTTTTGCAAATAAGTTAAAATCAGATGGTGATATGTATCCGTAATTATTTTTATTTAGTATAGATAATACTGTGTTTCTAACCGAGTTTATCATCTTAAAATACTTTGATACAAAGATAAACAAAAAAAAAGAGAGGGGTATTAAACCCCTCCCTCTTACATATGGTTAATCACATCCTGCTGCGAATCAGGATATGTCAAATATAATACATCACATTTGTTTTTCCAAAAACTGTAATACATCTACACCTTCATCCGTTTTAAACCAATCGGATAAATACTCTATTGGGTCAACTCCAAAAGGAATGGTTGTCATTCTTTTTCTGTTGCCTTCAAGGTTATAGTGTACATCTCTTTTCTTGTTTCTGAAAGACAATACCTTAGTATCAAACATTTGTTGTACGGTAGACTGAAGTTTCAATGAAGGGTCAGAAAGTGCTCTTAGAAATACACTTGGATTCTTTTTAGCAAATACCAATATATCTCTTTTCAATTCTGCCGTTGACATCATCGTTACATCTTTACTAAATAAAACTCTACCAACTTGTTCACATTGTTCAAGTGATAAAGATTTAGCTTCAATCAATGCATCCACTTCTACATTAAGTCTTTCGATTTGTTCAGAAGCATCTTTACTGTAATCTACTTCTATAAACTTTTTACCATTCATTGGATGGTAATGTAAAAACTCCTGTAGGATAGGATTGGTCTTTGGTACTTGCAACATACCATCTTCAAACACAATTGGTTCTACAATAGCAGTACCATCTTGTTCGTCTTCAAAACAACTCTTTTGATTTCTTGCGTAGCGTAATGCCCTGTTGTATCCTTTATCTTGGTCAAAATAAAGTAACGGGTTTCTTCTACTATTTCTTGAGGGAATAATGCACGACAATGGTGCTCTGTCTCGTGTGAGTTTATAAACTCTATCTTTTGATTCTAATTTCATTTCAATTTAATTTAAAAGTTAAAAAATAAAGGAAGGAGTGTCTTTAAAGACACTCCCCCTTTAATTACATATTAGTCTTCGAACAGTACGAAGTTGTTTGCACCCATTGTACAAACACATCTTTCTGATAGGAAGTGTACTTCCATAGCATCTAAGCTACTTGTAGCTGCACCACCTGCAGAACCTGTAATCCAAGTCTTATATCTTCTATCTTCAGTTTCTGAAGCTCTATATCTTACGTGTAGATAAGGTCTCTTGGCATTCTTACCAAGAATTTGGTCATACACAGATGTAGAACCTGCAGGAACTAAAAGACCATTGATGTGACCTGAATTAGCACCACCCGGGTTAGAACCACGCATAGTTGGGTCATTCAAGTATTTCCAATCAGTCTTATAGAAGTCATATCCTCTTCTGAATCCTGAGAATCCTAAGTTAAGTGCCATCTCTTCGTCATTGTCAAACAATCCGTAAGAAGTACCACCTGCACCATAAGAGTTTTGCTCTGCCAACATATCGTCAATAGCAAATCCGAACTGTCTGTCAAGGAATAGTACGTTTTCCTCGATAGCTCCTTGAGCATCTAATCTACCAATAATGGTATCAAAGTCTGCAAGAGCATCCGGCACACCACCTGTCCAAAGGTTACCTCTATCTCCTACTACGTAGAAAATACCTTCTGAACCTTTGTTACCATAGTTAGGGTTAGCAGCAGGGTCAACGACACCTGAACCTGCTTCTGCAGGAACTGCTTCAACCATAGCGGTTTCAAGATAGTCATCGAATCTCAAACGAGTTTCGTGCTCAGACTTCATATACCATAGGTATCCTGTAGCACCATTCTCAGTTGTTACTTCTACCCAACCGATTTGAGCCATATCAGAACCTGATACTGCATATTTGTCTTTGATAATAATTGGTGAGTTCTCAAAGATGTAGTCGTCAGACTCAAGAGAGCCTTCCATTCCTACAGTTCCTTTTTTAAACTCAGAACCATAAATAAAGATAGTAACGTCAGAGTTACCAACACCTGTACCTGCAGTTACAAGACCACCTGCTTCATAGAAAGCGATAGTAGCTTGAATAGGAGAAACAGTTAGGTCTACGTCAGTAACGATACCTTTGTTTTCTCCTGAACCGTTATTCTGAATTACAACTACAGTTTGTCCTTCTCTAAGTGCGATACCGCCTTGTGCTGAGAATGGAACCTGTCCTGTAGATACAACTCCTGCCGGAGCAGCCGGGTCATTGATTTGGAAAGTTACTGCATCGTCACCTTGTGCACCTGCTGAACCAACCTGAGTATACTTCACGTGAAGTCTACCTTGCTCTGCCCATTTTACTAAATCTGAATTAGAAGGAAGCTCTGCTCCTACTAATCTTAAGAACGAACTAATCGTTCTGTTTCCATATCTTTCAAATTCTTTTTCGTAAGTATCAGGAAGATACTGATTCAAGAAGTCGAAATTTTGGATGTAGTTTGTTGCCAACGGCACCTGTTGTGCGGATGGCTGAAGGTCAAAACCGGGACCTGAAAAATTACCTGCCATAATTTCTAATTTTTAAGTTTTACTTTTTTTTACTTTTAATCGTTAAGCCTCTACTGCTTGGTTGCGATATAGACCTAATTTGCAATCCATCCTTCCTACTTGCAACCTGCGGTGTTTTACGTTCCGACATATCAACATTTTTCATCTTACGTGTTACATCTTCAGTTGCATCCGCTTTGCCTTGCTCATAAAAAAACGAGGCAAACTTGTCAGGATTCATTGCGATGGCTAATGCCCTGTGATATCCACTAAAATCACTAATAGAACCGGTACTCTCGTCAACATATTTATTCATTAGATTGTTGACATCAAGATTGTTCTTCTTAATGCTTTCAGTATCACCCGGATTAAAAGTCAAAGTAGTATCACCTATCTTGAAATCAAAACCTTTGAAATCCGTGAATACTTCGTTGGTCTTTTTTAAAAACCAATCCCTTTTCCTTTTTAGCTCCTCTTGGTTACTTTTAGCCGAAGCTAAGTATTGCCTATACTCATCAAGTTCTTCTTGTTGCTGAGGAGAAATAGCAGTACCGCTTGACTCAACCGGTTGCTTATACATTTCTTTCTGCTCCGTAAAAAACTTCTTTGCTTTAGCAATAGCTTTTTTCTTTGCCAACTTTATTTTCTTAATATCTTTCTCTTCGTCAAGCTCTTCGTCATATCTGTAGTCATCCATAAGGACATCTACATCTTCTGCGTCTGTAGCTTCACCTGAAGATATAAGATACTCAGATAGTAGTTGGTCATCCTCCATAGTAGAAAAATCTCGATTAAGTTTTACATAATCATCCATTCCCCTACCGGTAGTTTTTTTATACTCGAAATACGCTTTCACATCTTCAGGTAAATCCTCGTTACTATCTTTAGTATCAAAGATTTGGTCTACCGATGTGAAATCTTTCTCATATCTATTTTTAATAAATGAAAGAACGTCTTCCTCTTTTAACTCTGAGGATTGAGTTTCTTCTTCTTTAACTTCAGTTTCTGCAGGAGCTTCCGCTTGTGCAGTCTCTTCAGTTTGGTTATTCTTTTCTTCTGCTTTATCAAGCAGTTCTTGTTCAATTTGTTGTGAGGATTTCTCTTCGACACCCTCAACGGCTCTTACTTTAATTTCCATTTGATTTAATTTTGTACAAAGTTAATAATAAATTTTCGTTCATTTTATTCAGTTATCTTGGGGAAAACTCGGCTAAATCAAAGCCATCTAAACTGTCCTCGTTTGATTCAAATATCTGCGGTGGTAAATTGTTTTTACGCTGATTAATCAATTTGGACTGTTGAGTATTTTGCTTATCTATTCTTTTAGATTTAGCTTCTTCTCTCTGAGTTTCTCTACTTTGTAGTGCTCTCTCAGAAATATCCCTAAGTTGCTGATTATAGTTAAACTCTTCAGCCATAAGCTGAGACTTGAGTTTAGCTTCATTATTCATCTTTTCGATTTCAAATGCTATCTCTGCTTGTTTCAACTGCATCTTACCTTGCATCTCTTGTTGGTGTTTTTGCATTGCAAGTTGTGCTGCCATTTGTTGAGACTTCAGTTGTTGTTGTGCAGTCATTGCCTGTTGCTGCATTTTCATTTCTTCTTCTCTGTCTTGCTTTTGCTTACGTTTCATTTTAAGCAATTGATTTGCAAGTTTTAAATTTTTAAGTTCTCTAATATCAATAGCGTCTTCAAGATTAATATCTTGTTTAGATAAAGCCATTTGAATATTCTGTTCGAGTTTAGCTTTTTCTTCTTCATCCGGTGCTACTTCAATAAAAATACCAAAGTCGTAAATGTATAAGTCAGATATTTCATTAAGAATACTTACGTTATACTTTCCAATCTTATTAGCAAAATCATCTTTGAAGTCTGCATATTCTAATATGTCTGCGATTCTATAGGTAAGAGCTTCAGAAATAGTTCTAAACAAATACAAACTACCATCAAGGATGTGACGTGTAGCTACATTAGAGTTTAGAGCAGCAAGTTTTTGTAGACCAACTAATGAATCAGGGTCAGGTAAAGAAGCATCTCTTGCTTCATTTAATCCTGTTACCTGTCTAATCATATTCAAATAATGATTGTAGTTCTGAATTAACATCTGTGTTTTAGATGCACCTGATGATGACTGTAGTTCTTTGATTGGTACTTTACCCTGATTGTAATCTCCTTCTTGAGTATAAGACCTACCAATAACAGAACCTGTTTGGAAGTATAACCTCAATGCATCTTCAGGATTGTAAGCATTACCTGTTCCTAAGTCTACTTCATTTAATCCATCAGCATCAATATATACACCATCAGGAACTACTCTTGAAATAACTTGTTGTAGTTTCAAGTGAGTCATTTGAATCAAGTCTGCAAAAGGAATCATTCTTCTTACAAGTGATTCTAATACTCCTTTGTACATTCTTGGTGCACAAGCTACATAATTAGGAAGTGCGTGTTGACTTGTTGATTTTGGTCTTACCATATTCTTTGCAAGTTCCCACTTCAATAGAATATTAGTACCCATAACCATTACTCCATCATACCATACGTCAATAGTCTTTTCAAACTTTTCAAAGTTACCTTCCTCCATAATTTCTACAGGTGGATTAAATTGGTCATCTTTTTCGATTACCTTATTACCACCCGTAGCCGTTACTTTTTTCTTATAGACCATCTTCTTAGTGGTCTTATAATTAAAATACATTAACGTACACGTGTCTCTATAGAACACATCATTCTGATAAAACTGTGCTACATTGTAATAGTCATACCAAGATTGGCTATATTTAGATATCTCTTCTAAGTCAGAATTTGTAAGTGAAGGGTCTATCTTTTTGAGTTCGATGATTGGTACTGTCTTTACTTCTCCCCAATAAAAACAATCCTTGAAATATGGGTCTTCAGTATAGCTATAAACCACGTTAGCAGGGTCCACATAGGACACCTCAACACCTGAGCCTTTTAAGAACTCGTGTTTAGCAACAGAGATTCCTAATGTAGTCAAGTCATAATCACATCTCTTTCTTAAATCTAAATAGTGGTTTTCATCAAGTATAGTATTGATTGCTTCTTCTTCAGCAATCTCGATTGCAGGTTTGTAGTTAATCTGCATATATAGTGAAAGCTCTTCGTCATTTGCAGGGAGTTCATCTGACGGCATAACAAATGGGTCATATCCACTTTTTTGTTGAACTATTTCTAAGATATCTTTAGAAACCATTTGTCCTTCTATCATATCTTGATACTTAGAACGCTTGGCTTGAGACATTGCATCTTGTGCGTAGGCTTTGACTTTGAACATTCTGTCCGCCATTCCGTTTACTACAATATCTACAAACTTAGGAATGATAGGCACGGGTGTCCAATCTAAATTCAGATACGACAAATCACCGTCAATTGCTAATTCATCTTTATATTTTCTGATTGATTGTTCTCCTCTTGCGTACAATCTCAACCTGTGAAATTCTCGCCATTGGTCATAAAATCTACAACCGTTTCCATCTTTACGAAACCATTCATATTGAATGGCTTGACCTATCATCAATCCATATTCATCCGTAGCCTTTTCAGCATCGGAAACGAACTGACTTGGAAACCCTGCAGATGAAATATTTATTTTTACGTCTTTCATCTAATTATCTGACTTAATTTGCCGTCATTACTATACCTTGCAAAGTTAATCATAATTCTTGACTCTTTTCTTTCAGGCTGATATAGATGCTTTTGACAAGCCATTACTGCTAATCCTGAGCTAATAGATGCATCAAACTTAGTTCTGTTAGAAATATCGAACCTTGCCCAATCTTCTAAAGTTCTGTTGAAAGGCATATTGTTCATATCTCCTTCTTCAGTCATTAATCCTACGTGTTTTTCAATATAGGATTCTATAGCTGCTGCGTGAGCTTGTTTTACATCTTCACTTGAGTTTGGTATTCCTCCTAATTCTCTTTCTGTTTTTGAGAGTTTGGTGAATACTTTATCAGGTCTATTCATACAAAAACCTCTATATCCTCTATTCTTAAAATGGTATAATAATCTTGGTTTGTTATTCTCTATTAGTATTGGCATACCATAAAACACACAAGCCATAAGAACATCTTCAAAGAATATCTCTGCAGTTTGTGGTCTTGCAATATATTCTAAGAAGAACTCATTACTTGGAGCTTCTTCCATACTAAACTTTGTTAATCCGTGTAAAGACCCGTTGGACCCTTTACCGCCTACAGTACCGCTAATATCGTAGGAGTCACATCCGAATGCACCAATGTGTTCATTGCCCGGATATTTGATTCCTCCTTTTGTTCGCATATTGTTTTGAATGTTTGAATTTGGAACCCAAGTAATTAAAAACCTTCCTCGTTTGTCAGGACTAAAAACTACTTTGGTATCCTTTACTCCATCCTTCCAACTAAATGAACCACGTGTTACATATTGTTCTGTAATCATTGAATCATTATAATCTATTTGTTGGTATATCTTAGTTAGATTAAATAATGATTGTCTGCTTTCATCTCTAAAAGCGTGAGATTCAGTTCTTGGAAACTGTCTATAATATTCATTCAATGCATCAGGGTCGTGTTTTAACGAGTCAACTTCGTTTTCCCAATACTCAAGAGCTCCTTGATATATCATTTCATTGTCAATCCCTAACACCTCTGTTGGTGGAGTTTTTAAAACAGGCATTCCGTATCTATCAATGAAGCCTTCCATATTATGCTCCATAGGAATAAACAATGAATACAAACCGCTTTTAGTTTGACCATTGGCATTTCTATTAGTTACATCAGAGTCATAAAACATTTTCTTAAAATTATCTCCTCCTTTTGATAATGCATTTGATGTTGAACCCATCATACATTTTCCGATAATCTTACTACCCAAACGCAAACACGTTTTTGTAACTCGCCAATTGTTTAGAATATTATTTGGCTTCAACCACTTACCGCTTTCATCGTGTACTAAAAGCAAAAGTTTTTCCCCATCATAACTATTGTCATCAGTATTCTTCCAATCAATAGTTGTATCTAACCCTTCGATTTCCTCTTCATCTATATCATACATATTCTTTTTTGTAATCTTAGATGCAGGTACTCGATAAGCTAATTCTGTTTTTGGTTTATCCATTCCATCCATAATCGGTTTGAAAAAGAATGGAAGTCTACTGTTAATAGGAACGACTTTATCTGTAAACATTTTCTTTGCATCAGAACCTGTCTTTGATAAAATGCCTACCCTTGCGTCTTTAGCAAGTGTTCCTGTATTGACACATTCAGATGAGGACATAAATGAAAAACCGGAACGTCTTATCTTTAGATAAATCATTCCGAAACTTCTTTTATCTGCTTTACACGCTTCCCAAAAAATAAACAAGATTCTATTAGCTTCTCTATAATCAGGATATCCTACATCAATACTTGTCCATTGCAGGTACATATAGTGAGCTCCTGTTATATATGTTGGCTTTCCATTATTCATAAACCAACACCCTTCCTCTCTATAATCAAACTCTTGTTCAATATAATCTACCCATCTGCTTTTAAAATCAGTAGGCATTTCATTCCACTGAAAGATAGATTGAATCTTAGACAGTGGTTTTGGAAGTTCAGTTCTTTCCCAATACTGTTGCTTTTTGTCTGAGTGTCTTTGAAGACACTCTTTTGGTGTCTTCGGAAGTGCAATCTTTAATCCTGATACTTCAATAATATCACCTATCTGTCCGGTTTTAGAAATAACAACTATATCGTATTTATCGTTATAACCATAAAGCCAAGACTTATTACGGTTTTTATTTGATACTACGTTAGTTGGTACAACATCTTGTACCACTTTATATAGTTCTCTATTTAGACCTTCTTTCTGCAAATCCTTGTTTTGTATCTATTTTAGTATTAGTCGTTCCTTCTTCAAGAGACTCTCTTTCTTCTTCAACTCTTTTTAATATTTCAAAAGCATCAAAGATGGCAAGTTTCTTGGTAGCTGCTGCGTTCTTTAATCTATCTGCAGCTAAATCATCTTCAGGGTCAGGCTTAATAATTTTTTCTTTAGCAACTTTTATTAGTTGCTCTACCGCCTGATGACCTGCTTCAATAATTTTTAATTTGATTTCTTTTGTACTCATACTACTAAAGTTATTGAATGGTCATACATTCTATATAGTATTTCATCGTCTACTCTAAACTCATATTCTTGTAAAGGTTTGTAACACACAGTGTCACCTTTTTTAACACCTTTACTTTTTAAATAATCGTTTACAATAACCATCTCACCCATCAAAGGTTCTTTGGTAAAAGGCTTGAATATATAGCTATCTGTTGGTGGTATGGATTTGACAAAACAATACCTATCATACCCGTGCCATTCGTCATTCTTTTTGTAAGCAAAGAATTGGTCCGGGTCTAAAAAGAAAATGTTTTCTTTGAGAAAACTTTTGCCACTTCTACGTCTACCTTTCATATCATTATAAAACTTAAAAACATTGTGATGCACTAATAAAGTGTCTCCCTTTTCTATAGGTCCACAATAATTTAAGGGTGTCTCGATAACGGTGGCTTGACGATTGGATGTAGATACATCCTCTTCAGAGGTGCTTGTTATAAAATCAAGACCTCCTATGTTTTTTATATTGTCGTATCTCCTATTGTTTTTAGGTTCTACAATAAACTGATATAATGATTTCATTAAAAATTTATATTGTATTCGATTGAGACAGGCATAGCAGAAGTAAACTCCTTCCACAACATAACTTCCATCTCATCGCTTTCAATCCATATTTTTATAGAATCAGTTTCTTCGTAATATTTTATAAGGTGAATCTTGTAGTGTCCGTTTAAGACATCTTGACCGACAATGTAGTGCATTGCTCCCGACTTATAATCAGGACCAATGGAGATTTTTCTAATATCCATTTCATTAAATTTTATTTTTTCAAAGCGTCAAGCTCTGCTTTCAACTCTTGAATAGCTTTTACCAATACAGGAATCAACGCTGCATTACCCATTTGCCAAGCATCAGGGTTATCTCTGTTTACCAATGAAGGTAGGATATCTTCTGCACTGTGTGCTTGAAGAGCGTTGTCTGTAAACTGTGCAATGAAACCTGAATCTTTTTTACCCTTCATAGTTCCATCTCGTCTTTCCCAATCCCAACTAACAGGTTTTAAATCAGCTATGAAATCTAATCCTAAACGTAAGTCTTCTACGTTGTTCTTGTCTCTTAAATCAGAAAGACCTGAGATAATTTGTGTATTACATCTAAGTGTAGTTACATTATTATCACCTAATACTACTTCGTTAGATGCCTGTGGTTGAGAGTTGTGACCTAATGCAGTTGTATTATCGAACCCTACTTGTACAGAACCTGCAGATTTACCGATTGCAGTATTATTAGTTCCTGTGCCTAAATTAAATAGTGCATCGTTTCCAATCGCTACGTTGAAGTCTCCACCTTGTTGTTGATTCAATGCATTTGTTCCTACTGCAACATTAAAGAACCCAAGCAGTGGTTGACCACCGTGAGCATTGTTACCAATGGAGATATTATTTTCTCCATTTAGTTGGGAAGCGGCATTTGAACCAATAGCGATAGAGTTAGAATAGTTCCCACCTCCTACACCTGCTTGAGATGCAGCTAAGTATCCAATGGCAATCGGATAGTCAATAGTCTGTCCTAAACCTTGTGTAGCACTACCAAAAGCACCAAACCCTAAAGCGGTAGCATTGTTTACATCAGTAGCACCGGGTCCTGCAAAAGTTCCTGCACCTACTAAAGTATGTCCACCACCATCTAAATTTATACCGGAAGAGTTTCCAATATAAACATCTTGTAAAAGGTCATTTACTGCGGCACCCTCTGCAACACTTGCACCAATAAGAACACTATTTGATGCAGTTGCATAAGCAGGTCTTGTGCTTTGTGATTGAGGTGTTAAAATTACACTTGATTGTACCTCTTCAGCCTCATAAGCAGCTTGGCTACCTGCAATAATATTTCGTTCACCACCCATCTGTCTACCTGCAGTTGAGCCGATAATAACATTGTCAAATAAGTTAAGAACACCTCCTGCTGAACCTGCCTGTGAAGCAGCACTATATCCTAAGATTACGTTGTCTTCTAATTCTTCAGATGTGTGAGCAAATGCTATCCTACTTCCAACAAAAGTGTTACGTGCAGTCGCACAGTTTGGACCATAATTATTTTGGTCTCCTAAAACCCAAAAGCCTACAAACACATCATCATCTGCTGACTGAATTGATTTTAGCGACCTACCTCCAATAGCTACGGTGGCTGACATTTCATTACCGCCTACTGCAGTTTGAGTAGTAAGCATATCGTCACCTATAAGGGTACTGTAAAGAATGTAATCATTATTATTGCTTACAAAGTCTGTAGCTATTCGTGTACCAATCAGTTGTGAATCCCTTATACCACTGCCTGAACCCGTCATATCTCCGGGAGCTACATCAATACCAATTGCAAGAACATTCGGGAATTGTCCCGGTCTCAAAGCTAATGGTGTTGTGCCTTTTCCTAATACTAAAGATGTATCGGTTTCTGCATCCGTTGCATCCATTGATATGCTACCTTTAATCTGTGTAGTGTCGGTAGCTGCTGCACCCAATCCACCTACGTGGTATGTTAGCGTGTTTGTATCTACACCCACATTATTAGCATCTCCATAAAGTAGCCTTGTAGATGTAATTGTTGGAGGTACCTGAGGGGGTGGGGGTGGTACTAAACTAATAATATCACCTATGGTATAGTTCTTAGTTATGTTATTATCATTAACATCCGTACCTATAACTTTATCATTAAGTTGAGGTGTGGAGTCTATTGCATAGGTAGATATTTTTCCCATCAGTTTTTATTTTTGTTGGACTTCTCCTGTCTGTAAATTAATGACAGAATCTTTTCCATATTTCTCAATCAGTTTCTTTTCGTTCTGAGCAAATTGTAATTTAATTTGGTTTATCTCAGAAATAATAAAACTCTTTTGAACTTCAATCTCTCCAATCTGCATTTTCTTTTTTGAAAACTCAGTGTTGAGGTCTTGTAATTCCTTTAGTTCTTCTTTACTTAGTTTCATTTTATTTAGATTTTTAATTTAGACAAAGTTACGAATTATTTTTTTTTAATCTTTTCAAACGACCTGCCACCAAAATATGCTGAAATCACTGTTATCAAAACAATCTGAAGTAGGTCAACCCAATTTTCTTGGACATTAAATTTAATAGCACCTGCATCTATAAATATCATTACGATAGTTGATACAATAAGAAACAACAAAACCAATGGTCTTACATTCTTTGAGAGCCACGAATCAGAACCCATATCAGACTTCCAACGCTCCGTTACGTTTTGTTGCATATCTTTTTCAGCTTCAATAAATATTTGAGTAAGTTCTTTTTCAAACTGAGCTTTCTCGTCTTTTGATTGAACGAATCTATCAACAAGGTCTCCGACCTTAGATGCAACATTATCGATGCCGAATATTTTTTTAAGAATCTCCTTCATAGCTTTTTCCAATTTTCATCCTTGTACTCTTCAGTAGCATCGAAACTTGGACAGGCTTTGTTTGCAAAATCCCTATGTCCGTGTATCTTAGCTTCAGGTGCAAGTAGTTTCAAGAAATATAACAAGTAAGCTAAAGAGTCTTTTTGTTTTTCAGTACGAGTATCTTTTGGAGTCTTACCATCTTTCTCTACTCCTCCGATATAACATATTCCCCAAGATTCACTATTCAACCCCTTCGTATGAGCTCCACGCACATTTATCTTTCTTCCGGTTTCTATAGTGCCATCCATTAAAATAACGAAATGATATCCGCAACCATTCCACCCTCTTGCCTTATGCCATTTGTCTATTACTTCAGCATTTACTGAATCATCACCTTCTCGGGTAGCTGAACAATGAATTATAATTTTTTTTATTTCTGATGGTATCATCTGCCTTGTCCTCTATATTTTTGTTTGTAACCTGATTGACCCTTTGATGCATTCTTAGAATGTACACCGGGTCTTTTTTTATTAGTCTTAAAAATATAAGTAGGTGTGTGAAGTTTAGCCATTAGTGATTATTTACGTGTGCTTGAAGTTCTTGAAGAGTTACAGTAGGTTCGAACATTATGTTGCCTTCCCAAAAAGCAATTGGTTCGTTTCCTTTTTTAATAACTATGAAGGGAATCTTTTGGAATTTATCTTGAACGTCTTTGTTTTGTTCTTCAAGATATGCCCACTCGATATTACAGTTTTTTAATCTATTAATATCAAGTGCATTGTTTTCATTCCACTTTGCATTGATTTGTAAGACTGTGAGCTCATAACTTTCAGTGCGTTCATTAATAGGCATTGGCGACACAAATAGTGCTGCGAATATTAATGTTACTAAAAGGATTATAGTTCTCATCTTCTTTTTTCATACAGTCGTGCCTCGAGTGTCTTTAATGTTTCTTTGATTTCTTTGACATCTTCTTTCATTGCGTCAACATCTTGTTGTGTCAACATAATGGTTTTTCTGACAATCTCGTCTTTGTAATGATATTCTTGCTCTGAGATAACCGGCTCGGGTTTTTCCATAGCCAAAGCTATATCTGCTTTTAATGTAAAGTAAACGCTTAATACGCTTACCAAAACAAATCCCAATCCTGCTGCGTCTTTAATACTTAACTTGAATGTTGTATCCTTGTCTATCTGAGTCATCTTTTACAATTTCATAGATTACTTTTATATTTTCTATATCTAAAGTTGTATTAAAGTCGTATTGCATTAGTCAATTTTTTCTATACATATTGAACAAGCAATCCCACCTGTAGTCGCAGGGAATGGGTCATTACCATTACCACCGATAAATTCAAGTTTGATTTCTACTTCATCTCCTGACGCTGCAGTAAATGTGTTTTGTCCAAAGTAGTTCATATCATTTTTATTGTGATTACCTGCAACAGTATTCACAATCCCCTTGATAAGGTTAGTTGTATTACGGGTATATATACCTGCAAAAACAGACATCCCTGAGTTAGCAGAGCTTTGGTCAAAAAAGTTTAAGTTAATACCTATCTTATACTGACCTTCAGTTTCAATTGAAAAATATGTATTACCATTGTTTCCGGGTATCCCGTTATAGTTCATTGTAATCCCACCTGCTGCTGAATTAGTGTTGGCATTACTTTGCTCATCGTTATAAGGTATGTTAGTAAGTGAGCTTTTTGGAATATTAAAATAAGAGTTACCGCCTGTGTTTAGCCATTCAGCATACAACGAAATTCTCACAGGTACATTCGGATGTTGTGATGGATTAATGAAATCAACTGCTCCACCATTAATGTAAAGCATATCATTTGCCGTTTGGTTAGCAGCATTTGCAATTGTATTTAAAAGGTTACTACCTGTAAACACCCTACAGTTTGCTCCATTGTCTAATCCTACCAATTCGGTTTGATTGTATGAAGGTGTTAATACCTGATTAAACTGTGAAAACTTTGTTGCCATATCTTATTTTTTTATTCTGCTATCATATCAACTCCTGTCTCTGTGACTATTTGGTCATCAGGTGCAGGTAAAAATCCGGTTTCTGTTATAAGAAAGTTTGGTGTAGGTGAAGAACCTCCCGGTTTAATGGTAAATAAGATTCCATTACCTATGCCAATTATACTTCCCATTTTACCAAAGTGCTATAATGTCCGAACAGGTTGTTCCTGTATCCTGAACAGAACTTATCATTATTGGAATGAATGAAGCATTTGCTAAATTCGTTAACTGAACTAAATCACCACCTACTGTTTTAATTGCAAGTGTACCACCCGTTCCTACGAATAGTACAGGACCTTCACTATTGTTGGTATTGTATACCGCATAGCCGTTAGGGTCTGCAAGAAAAATATCTTCAGATAAAGTCAACACTGTTTCTTGAACCTGTAAAACTGTTGCAGTTAAATTGGTTGTAGTGTTATAAACTGTAGCACCGGGAATAACTTTGCCTCTAAAATCTCCACTGTTTGAGTCTTCTAAAAGACCTGCAGCTACCGCATCGTTTGTACCCGAAGCAACCAAATCTGAAGGAGATGGCACAATAACGTCATCGTTTGGGAAAACGTTAATAGCTCTTCTACCTTGTAATTTTTGATATGCCATAATTAATCTCTGTAAGGAATTAATCTATTTAAGGAATCACGTCTCTTATCGCAGCCACAGTCTTTCCCTACTTTTTTTGAGACTGTATCTACTACTGACTTGATACCTGTCAATCGTGTTACTTTAGCAACAGTGTCACCAAAGCCTCGTGATTTTTCATTTAACTTCATTTGCAAGTACACATTTTATTTGGACAAGATGCCACGTTAAATAATAACTTGCTTATTAGCCAATTCCATTTGCATTGGAACTTACACCAAATGCCTTGCATCCATAGTCCGACTTTAACTAATAACTTTCCCATTACTTCTTAATGAGTTTGCCTAAATGACCGTGTACATCACTTGGGTAGTGCTTATCCATATGATGGTCTCCACTGTAAGCGTGACCTGTCATAGCTTTTGCCATTCCCTTTGACTCGTCTCTTCTACTCTTCATAGATTGAGATTTAGCACCTCTGTGCTTCATTCCAATAGACTCATCAAGTCTGTCGTTGTAACCTTGTTTCATAACATTAGTTTTTACTGCAGCCAAAGTTCTTAGCAAAATTTGCCATCTTGACTACATTGGGTTTATACTTATTTTTACGTCTCATTACTGCTGACGCTGCAGCACAAACTGATTTACCCGGCATATTCTTTTTTGCCCAATCAGTAAATTTTCCTTCGTTGGCTTTTTTAATTTCTATATCCGCTTTCTTTGCCATAACCTTAGATTGTAATTCTGTTAAAAATGAAATACACATCATATCCTTGGTCAAAATCATAAATGTCTTGAGGTGTAGATGCAACTGATTGGTCAAGGTCAATTCCCGTAAGAATAATCTGATTAGTACCACCAAACGATAATACAGTGGCTCCAAATAATTCTACACCATTAGAAAGTGTAGCTCCAACTCCTTCTTGACTTGTTTGACACCAACTATAAATTCCATTAGCCTCATCTCTCAATGCTCCTCCTGTAACTGTAGCAATAGCTTGGTTATTACCATTACCTGCTGATGCCCAAGAAAAACTTAGACCTGTGTCATTGTGAAGTTCATCAACATCTGTTAACGTATCACCTGACATTTGCAGCTTAACGATATATTGCTTGTAAGCCAAACCTCCACCTGAAGAAGCTCCAACCGTGTCGATAATGTCTTGCATTGTGAAAGACTTTCTACGAGAGTTGGCTTGTGCCGAGCCTTTGTTTGAGGTATCTACACTTCCTGCTTGAGTATGAAACTGTTGACTATTTGGAATTATTGCCATAATTTACTTTTTTATATTTTACAAAGATACTAATATTTTCCTTTTCTATTTTTCGGACTTGACTTCTTAGAACCGCCCTTTCCTGCCCATAGATTCTTACAAGCCCAATACCTTGCAGTTAGTTTTGATTTAGCAGTTCCACATTTGTGTCGAGCTCTAAAAGATTTACGTGCTGCTGCAGAGTAGTTGTGACCGTAACCCTTTGCACCAAAGTGAATTAGTTTTTCTTTACCACCTTCACAGGCTTTTACCATTCTCTTTTTGCCGGGTCTGTCGCTTGGTCTAACGACATTACATTTCATCTTACTCTTATCAGCCATTACCTTTTTGTAAATCGTTTTGTTACTCTACCTGCTTTTGTGTTGGCTACAACTGTTTTACCTTTTGCACCTGCACGTTTCTTTTTACGAGCAGTTCTTGCTCGTTCAGCTTTAGTCATTGACTTAGCTTTAGCTAAAGGCAAACAACGGTCCGGGTTCTTTTTATTCTTGCTTGTTCCACAAGCACCCTTAATAGAACCATCAAGTCCTATACGGACCCACTTCTCCTCTCGCCACTTTTTTAACTCACCCATTAATATCCGCTTGAATATCTATTCGGATTGTTTTTGATTGAACCTCCCATTGTTTTGGCAAACTCAACTGCTTGAGCTTTACCTACTGCGTTGTAAGGGAAAGTTCTTTTTTTCATTTTTCCTGTGTCTCCACACTTGTAACTAACTGTTGGCATAATTATTTATTTTTCTTTTTACGTTTCTTTAATACATCAAAGTCTGCCTTTGTGATTTTATCAAAAGGCATAGCGGCTCTTGCAATCTTGCGTTGCTTTTTACTTAGCTTACTCATTTCTTTTTCTTTTTATCACGTTCCTCTCTCATCTTCCTAAGTCTATCTACTTCTTTCTTATACTCCTCTTCATTTAGACCATCGAATCTACCGCCTTGTATAGGAAACTCTGTTTCCTCGTATACAGGTTTCTGAACGTATTTAAATTTTCTTTTTTGCCCTTTGCCTAATTTGCTCATTTCTTTTTCTTCATTGATTTGATGAGACGGTCAATCTTACCTGCCTGAGCTTTGTGCATAGCAGATGCTTTTTTTAGTTGACTTGAAATCTCTCTTAATTTTTTTGCGTCCATTACTTTTTTCCTTTAGCACCCTTTGCGTAGTTAGGGTCTTTACAATATTTACTTGCAGCCATATTTGCATAGGCTGATGGATAGGTGTCGAAAGTTCTTTTTGCCCAAGCAATCCCTGCCGGACAAATCTTGTTCCCTTTCTTTTTTCTCTTCCTTGCCATAAATTTTTATCTTTGTACAAAGTTAAGAATTTTAATCTATTATATTTTGAGCTCTGACTATCTCAAATATTGGCGAGTAATACGTCAATACATCAAAGTAAAGTACGGACTTACACAGTCCGACCTTGACATACTTTTGTTTCTAAATACAGAAGGGTACTTTGATAAAGACAAATTCTTAGAGTTTGATAGAATCCTGTCTTGGGATGAGCAGAGGTTTGACAATCTGCTACGGGATGGTTGGATAGAGGTTTTCAGAAAACGAAAAGGAAAAACAAAAGGACTATATATGTTATCATACAAATCCAAAAGAGTTATAACCTCTATATATAAAAAACTCAATGGGGAAGAAATACCTACTTCGCCATCTCAGAATCGAATGTTTCTAAAGAATGTTTCTTATACCGACAAAAGATATCGGGAAGCTATAGAAAATATGAATAGCTTTATAAGACAACAACGACATCTCTCTCCTGAATAATCGTACAGGATTCGCCATTGATTACAAGAGTATAACATTGTCTTGTGTCATAATAAACGATATCATCTTTTTTTAGGTAATCAGATACATCAGAACCTGATAAAACTATTTTACCTTTTTGATATCTAAAGTCTTTCACATCATCATTAGATAGTAGTAGTCCACTTTCAGTGGTAATCTCTTCATCAATCTTTTCGATGATTATGTTTTTCCCTATTGCTCTCATTTACAATTTTTCTTACTTCCCCACCAAGCTCTTGGTCGTTTGGGAATATTCTACTTAAATGTTTTATTAGTCCCGATGTTAGTTTTCTCTTTCTCATCTTTTTTGTATTCTCCTTGTTTGTAGACAACATAGTCATTCTCTCTCAACAAAGATATTGCTTCTTTGATTTTCTTTTCTTTTTGTCTGAACGCATCAAATACAGGACTTTCTATTGGATAATCCATATTATTGGGTTTCATAGCTACGTGCCATAGTCACGATAGCATTGGTTGATAATATAGTAACGGCTACTGATACTGCATTTTGCAGAGCTTGTCTTGTAACTTTCACAGGGTCTATGACTCCGAGTGTCATCAAGTATCCGTACTTCTCGTTTTTTACATCGTATCCATACAATGCACCCTTACAATCTTTATAGATTTCATCAGCATCCTTTCCTGCATTCTCTAAGATTTGGTATAGCGGTGCCTTAAGAGTTTCTGCCAAAACTGCGTAAGCAGTTTTTTTTGCGGAATTTTTTTCACCTGCTGCCTTAACGGTATAGCTTTTGTGAAGGTTGTACAAGGTGAGTCCACCTCCGGGAAGTATACCTTCCTCAAGTGCAGAACGCACTGCACAGACCGCATCATCTACTCTATCGTACAGTTCTTTTTGTTCGAGGTCTGTGTTTCCTCCAACATATACAACTCCGATTCCACCTGACAATGAAGCTATCCTTTGATTGATAAACTCCTTGTCTTCTTTCTTCTTAGTATTTTTATGAGCATCTTGTAATTGAGCTACTCGCTCCATCACTTCCTCAGTATTTTCTTTTTCATCTTTAACGATGACCGTTGAGTCACGGCTAACTATCACCTTAGCACAGTGACCCAAATCTTCGAACTTAATCAAACTCAAGTCATCGCCTGTCTTTTCGCTAAAGTATGTAGCACCAACACTAACCGCAATATCCTGCATCAACTCGTGTTGTCTGTAACCAAAGTCCGGTGGGTTGATTGTACAAATCTTCAAACCGTTCTTCATTACATTGGCTGCTAAGGTATTTGTTACGTTTTGAGAACAGGGAGCAATCATTAGTAGTTTCTTGCCTTCTGATATAATTGGTTTCAGAATATTCTCAATCTGTAGTATGTTGTTTATCTCGGTGTCACATACAAGTACATAAGTGTCTTCGAAGACACACTCGTCTCTTTTTTGGTCATTGATAAATAGGGTAGAAGCATATCCTCTTTTTACTTTGATACCCTTTGTGGTTTCGTAATATGTAGATGAGGTTTTACTTTTCTCAACTGTTACTACACCATCTTTACCAACGCTTTCGTATACATCTGCTATGATACCTCCGACCTGTGGGTCGTTATTCGCAGATATAATGGCAACGTCACGAAGTCTCTTTTCGTCTAACTTCTTGCCTTTAATTTTTAATTGCTTTCCAATTGATTTCGTCTCACTAACTAAATGTCGCAAGACTTCTGTTCTATTGGTATCCTCTGTGATGAGGTCTGTTCCTGCATCAACCATTGCTTCAGCCAACACGATTGCAGTAGTAGTTCCGTCACCTGCGGAGGATGCCGTTCTATCTGCTGCTTCTTTCATCATACGGACCGCAAGGTTTTCTACAGGGTCTAATAATGAAATAGATTTAGCTACTGTTACACCATCTTTAGTTACGGTTATACCGTGAAGGTGTTCGGGTGATTCAATAAGTACAGTGTTACCTCGTGGTCCTAATGTAGATTTAACTGCTTGAGCAATTGTTTTTATACCACTAATTAGTTTGTTACGACCTTCATCCGAGAAATGAAGTTCTTTTGGAGTGAATCCTTGTTGCATAATGTATTCAATTTGATTATATATGCAAAGATAAAAAATAAATCTAAATAAATATGACAAGAAATCTATTCCCTATACTACTACTACTCTCCTCCTATTATATATCTTTACTTCATATGGGAGGCTTCAAACTTAACATTTCAACATATTTTTTTCTAACTGATTGATAATCAATAAGTTAATCTAATAAAAGTCAACATAAAGTCAACATAAACTTAACATATATAAAAAAAACTTAACACCTCTATAGCTCAATTGGATAGAGCAATAGCCTTCTAAGCTATCGGTTTCAGGTTCGAGTCCTGATAGGGGTACAAAAAAAAGAGGGACTTAGGTCCCTCTTCTTCATCAAACATCAAACACTATAATCGTAGACACACTTATAGTTTCTTAAAAAGGTCAATGTTAGCATTTGCAAGTTCATTACCTTCAGCTATCATTCTAACCTTTTTGGCTCTCTTGAGATTCCTTCTCATCTCAGCCAATTTTGTGATTCCCATTTCAGGAGATGGAGCCATATTGATTAGCCTACCATCTTTGATTGTATATCCTTGTTCAGCAGGACTTCCTTTATAATACTCCATAGCAATTCTTTTTTTAGTTGTTACCTGTTACAAAGGTAATAAATTTTTTTAGATAGCTATATTATTTAGGCTCCCCCCCACCCCACGTGCACGACCCCCAAACCGAAAGCCGTTTTTTTTTGCAGGGGGGGGTTGTCGTTTTGTATCTGCGGTTCTGATTTTTTTGGCTTTTTTTCTGCTACCTGTTGGTTCCCTGTAGCGGTTCCCTCTTCCCCTCTTCCCCTCTTCCGTTCTACGATTTTGTTACCCCTGTTAACCTTCCCCTTACCCTGTAACGTGTCTTTAAAGACACAGACAAAGAGAAATACTCTTTAACCCCTCGACCACATTTTTAAGACCATACAAACCACAGGGAACAGATTCTGCGTAACTGCTTGTAACAGAAGAGAAAGACAGAAATTAGACATTGAATGAAAAAAAATAAAAGAAAACGTTTGTGGGAATGCAGAAAAAGACTATATTTACAAAAG